AGGTGGTCGCGGAGTGGCCCGATCTGCCCGAGTCGCTCCGACAAGAGTGTCGACGCGTGACCACGGTGGCGGCGGCGGAGGCGGCGGCGGAGGCGGCGGCGCGGGCGGCGGGGGCGGGGGCGGCGCGGGCGGCGCGGGCGGTGGCGGGGGCGGCGATGGCGGCGGCGGAGGCGGCGGCGGCGGCGGCGGGGGGGGCGGCGGAGGCGGCGAGGGCGGCGGCGGGGGCGAGGGCGGCGAGGGCGGTGGCAGCACATAGCAGCCAAGCACGGTCCCGTGCGCTGGCTGACTGCGCTCGCGAGGTACGCCGCGTGATCCCGTGGCGGGTGGTGCGCGATGCGCTGGAGAAAGCGCGATGACCCGCCACCGACCGCCTAGCAGGATCGGATGGTGCTCAACGTGTGGCTTTTGGGGCGCGCTAGAACCCGATCGCAAGTGCTCGCAGTGTGGCGGCCCGCAGACCGCGCTCGACGTGGTTCCGCGCGGCGGCGCTCGCGTGGTGAGGGCGGCGAGAATCTATGCCGGTGCATTCGACTACGCGCTCTTCCGCGTCGCGAGCCCGATCTGGCAGACAGTCGCGCGCTCGTTAGACACGCTGGCAGCCGAGGCGCGCTTGTTCGCGCATGCCCGTGCGAGCGAGTTGAAAACGCCGCGGTCGCGGCGATGAAAGCGAGGGAGTGATGAACAAGAGCTACATCGGTGATGGTGTCTACGTCGAACACGACGGGTATGCGCTCGTGCTCACGACCGAGAACGGCGTGCGCGTGACGAACCGGATCGTGCTGGAGCCCGAGGTCTACGGCGAACTGCTCGCATACGTCGGGCGATTGCACCGGCTGGCGACTGGTACGGAAGCGAGGGACACATGAGATCGGGCGACGTGGTTCTGCACAGACCATCGGGCGAGAATTGGTTGCTCGCGTACGGCAACGACGACAGCGGGCGAGACGAGGTTGCGCCGTGCGGCTGGCCGCTCGGGATCGTTCGGCCATCGGACTGCGAACTACTCGACGCGGCGAGCGACGAGAAGCACGTCGAGACGCTGCTCTTGTGCGCGAGGATGCGACCCAACGAACGTGGGTGGACCGACCTGCGCACGTCGATGGCGCGAGACATCCTCACGCGGCGCGGTATCCAGTGGGAGACAACGGAAGCGAGGGAGTGATGAAGACGAACGACGAGCAATCCTACCAGGACTGGAGGGCAACGAATCAAGGCGACCCGTACGGAGCGTGCATCTTCGCGTACGCGGAAGCATGGGCAGACGCGATGGAGGTCGAGCTCGCGAACGGTGCAACTATCGCCGACTGCGCTCTACGGCTGTCGCGCGAAGTGGACCGACGGACCGAATTCGGCGTGACCGGATTCATGTATGGCGCAGCCGTATCGATCCTCGCAAAGTGCTGGACACACGGCGAGGAACTGCGGCGATGGCACAATCTGAGGACGCAGTTCGGCAACGAGGGCGAGCGCGCGAATGAGAGCGGAGGAACGCTGAACCCTGCGCTCCTGAACATCGGACCGCGAACCCCATGAAAGCGAGGGAGACATGAGCGCACTGACCAATGTATCTACCAACCATGCTCACCATGCGCTGCGAGCGGCCGTGCTCTCTGCATTACCTACGCTGTCCTGGCGTCATCACGGAATTGGAGTTTTGCAGGCGTACCTCGTCGAACATGTCGAGCCAGAAGTGCGTGTACATATCTGGCATCCGGCCCTCTTGAAAACCGGCATGGACGCTAGCGGAGATGTCCACGATCACAGGTTCAGTATGTACTCACACGTACTCGTCGGGACCGTTGCACACGAGGAATGGCTCACGACGCCGAAGGCTGACGGTCCGTATACAACGATGCTTTTGACACATGCGCGGGCGGCTGCTGATTCGGCGTACCACGGCCCGACGATGCCAACGGGAGAGAGATTCGACGCCACTGTCAATCTGATGTTCATTGAAGCAGGAAGCATCTACTCCTACCCAGCTCGTTGTTTTCACCGCTCGCCGGTCATTGGTCTTGCGGTCACAGTCGTCGAGAAGCACCACCAACGATCGGAAGCGGCGAGGCTACTACACCCGGTCCACATACCGCCAGTGATGGCGTTCGGACACGAGATAGGCCATTCGCTCGTCGCGGAGATCATTGCAGAGGCCCGCGCAGCACTAGGTGGCAATAAACAGAATCAAGGAGTCAAACCATGACCGAATCAGGCCGATGGGTAGACGTTGCGGGCGCGGACATCCGCGTGGGCGATCGGGTGCGACAAGAGTACACGGACATCACAGTCCGCGAAGTCGATCGCGACACGCGATGTTTCCGTGACACTTATGGAAGGTGGCACGACGATTACGGCTGGCAACGCCTGGAGCCGGTGCCCGCTGCGCCGGATTGCCGAGGCAGTTCACTGCCGGATGGGCACCTGTACCCAGGAGAAACGGTCGAACGATACGACCGCCATCCAGGATGGCGGACACGCCGCGCTGACGGCACAGGTATACTGTGGACCGCTGACCGCGAGCGCGCCAATCCGACACGTGCCGTCTGTCCGACGTGTGCGCGGAAGGCGGCACAGCGCGTGAACACGACAACCTCGTTACCACCGGACGTGCTCACCGTGCAGTATGTCGATCTCACGCCACCGCCCCCACCCGACCCGCTCGCCGCCGTGCGCGCGGAGGCCAAGCGCCTGCTCGCGGAGGGCGTCGATCCGAGGGCGGTGCTCGGGGCGTGGGACTCTAAGCCGTCCGGCTCTGTCGACGAATTCGTCGAGCGCGTCGATGATCTCCTGCAACAGTACGGGAAGCGCGGGCAGGCTGAGAATACCGAGCGCGCGCGCACCGCCCGCTGCTACCACGGGCGGATCGGCGCGACGTGCGGTTACTGTATCGAGATGGCGAAGAGGAGCGACGCCCGTGAGTGACGACTCTCGCCGTTGGTTTTGGTTGAGCTTCTACGCTGCGTCGCGGGCGGCTGATCGCGGCAAGCGCGTGCAACAGCCTTTCTGGTCGTGGTGTAGCGGCGAGACAATGGAAGAGCCGCCGCGATTCACTATCTGCTGTCTCGTCGAGGACGTCCCCGACGAATCCTCCGCGTGGGCACTCGTGCGCGCGTGGTTTAACGTCGGCGAGATTCGATTCTGCGAGGAGCGACCCCGCGGCTGGAATCCGAATGCGGGCGGGCGCTTTCCAGGCTACGTGCCGCCGGAGACGCCATGAGCTACGACGCTTCCGACTGCGACCCCGTCGCGCTCTACCGCGAGGAACGTCCGCGTGCGCGCAAACCGCACCGCTGCGACGCATGCCGCGAGACGATCCGGCCGGGCGACGTGTACATCCGCTGCCGCTCGCTCAGCGACGGGCAGTGGAACGAGATCGCCCGCTGCCTCCGGTGCGAGGCAATCTACCAGCACCTCGGCGAGCGCGGGGCCGGCGATCTTGTGCCAGACTGGACGCTCGACTGCGGCGAGACGTACGAGGATCATTGGGATGAGCCGCCACCGGACGAGATCGCCGCGCTCGCGTTCGTCACGCCGGACGAGATGCAACGAAGAAGTGATTCCCGTGAGTGACCCATGCACGCACTGCGGACTCGGCGGAGACGGCGAGTTTGAGACCGTCGCCGCGCACTGCCCACGCTGCGGGATCGCGTACCGCTGGGAGGACGACTGCGATCACATCGCGAACATCGAGATCGAACGTCGCGAGCGAGCGGAGCAGACGCTCGCCCGTGTCCGCCGCGCGTGCGAACTGTGGGCCAGCGAAGTGCTGGCGCACGAGCCACCCGAAGCGCATGCGGCAGCGCGGTTCGCGCGCGAGATTCTCGCGGTGATCGACGAGGCGAAGTGATGATCCTCCGCCGCCCCATCGCCATCGCCCGCGAGCACGTGCGCGTCGGCTCAGACGCGATCGAGATCCGCTTCCGCAACGATGGCGGTTGGTTCCTGCTCGCCGCGCTGCACCCGAGCGAGCCGCACGACACGCGACTGCGCGCCGAAGCGCTCACGCACGCCATCGCATACGCGATCCGGCGGGACAGAGCGCAGAGGAGGAAGAAGAGATGACTGCCAATCGACGATTCTGTTTACTGCTGCGTGCGGCCATTGATGACACGCGCGGATCGGCTACATGGATGCGGGCGCTGTGGCTCATTATCACGGCGCTGGCGGCGGCTATTGCTGTGTGGTGTGGAGAATCTAGACGACCATGACCCTCCGCTCTGACATCCTCGCGGTCGCGCGAGAGCTCGGAGAGGGCACGCACGAGGACGTAGTGGTCCGCTGTTTCGAGCGCTGGCCCGAGCGGTTCGGGTTCACGCCGTCGCGTCGGTTACCGGACAGCAACGTCGTCTACCCGCGCCTGTCCGTGCTGATCGCGCGCGGTCTGCTCGTGCATACCGGCCCGCACCGATGGCGAGTGCCAGGATTCCATCGCACGCCTCGGATCAACCTCGCGGCGCCCAACCTCGTCGTGCAGACGATCCGCGAGCGCGATGCGATAGTTGCCGCGCCGGCACCCGAGCCACCGCCACGGCCTGTCGGCCGGCCGACGCATGCGGTGCTGGTGAACGGCGTCGAGGGCGGGCGGTACTCCGACCCCGTGAGCGCCCAGCGCGCGGCCGATCGCTTGCCGTACAGCGTGCGGAGCGTCCGCGTGGTGCGAATCGCGGATGGCGCGGTGATCGCGCAGCGTGGCGCGTGGAGCGGGATGGACGCGGCACGGTTCGCGCGGATCGCGGCGCGTGGAGAGGCGGCGGAGTGATGGCGCTAGACTTATGCGCCGGTGCGGGCGGCATGTCGCTCGGACTGCAACGTGCTGGCTGGGACGTTCGCGGCGTCGAACTCGATGCCGATGCGTGCGAGACACACCGCGAGAACGTCGGACCGTGCGAGCAAGCGGATCTGTGGGCGTGGCATCCGTCGCATGATGTGGCGCTCGTTGCTGGCGGCATCCCATGTTTCGCCGCGGGCACAATGATACTCACGGAGAGTGGGTATCGACCAATCGAGCAGCTTGTCATTGGTGACATGGTACTCACGCACCGCGGGCGCTGGAGACGCATCACGAGCACAATGCGCCGTGACGACGTGCCGCTGCGTCGCGTATGCGCGCAGGGCGTCCCCGGTGTAGTCACGACCGACGAACATCCGTTTTATGCGCGCGAACGCGGCCGTCTTTGGGACAATGCGCGCCGCGTGTATGTGCGTACATTCCGCGATCCTGCATGGTTCGCGTCGATGCGTCTCTCACGATCCCATTATCTCGGGCAAGTACTGCCGCCTATGATCGTTGATGCGCGCGCTCTAGAATTCTGGTGGCTCGTCGGACGCTATCTCGCCGATGGATGGATCGTTGACGGCAGACGACGCAGCGGCATCACAGGCAAGCGCGGAAGCCGCGTCAACAGTTGGCTGCATAAGGTTGTGATTTGCTGCGCCCACGATGAGGCCGTTGACTTGAAGGCTCGCATCGCGGCGGCAGGATTCAGCGCGTCTGAGGTGCACGAACACACGACACAAAAGTTTCACATCCACTCTCGGGCATTCGTTGACTTCTTGCGACCGTTCGGGCGCTACGCACACGGCAAGACAGTCCCCGGTTTCGCGCTGTCATTGGAGCCGGGCCGCGCGCGCGAGTTGCTGGATGGCTACTTGAGCGGCGATGGGTGTGCCAGGAAATCGCATCCTCGCGCCGGTCGAAGCGCAACGACCGTCAGCAAGTCCCTTGCGCTTGGGATGGCACTGCTTGCCCATCGTGCTTATGGCGTGGTCGCCGGCATCTCGCATGCGGCGATGCCGCCGACGTGTGTGATCAAGGGACGCGTCTGCAATCAGCGCGATCAATACAGCCTCCGAATCCCGCCGAGCAATCGATCCGCATTCATCGACGCGAGCGGGTATGGATGGAAACAGATCCGGTCGTCCGAACCATGCGGCGTCGGGACGGTCTTCAATTTCTCCGTGGAGAATGACGAATCGTACATCGCCGATGGCGCGATCGTTCATAACTGCCAAAGCCACTCGGTCGCTGGCAAGCGCGGAGGGCTCAGCGATCCGCGCGGGCAACTTTTCGTGCCGTTCCTGCGGATCACGCGGGAGGCTAACGCCCGCGCAATCCTGATAGAGAACGTCCGCGGGATACTCTCGTCGCGCGCGGAGCGCGATGGGTGGACGGCGTTCGCGGAGGTCCGCGAGGCGTGCGTGCGTGACGGGTGGCACATGGTAACGAGCCTGCTGGACTGCGCGGATCACGGCGTGCCGCAACACCGCACGCGGCTGTTTTTCGTGGGCTTCCGCGACGCCGCTGCGCTCTCGCGGTTCCGGTGGCCGGTGCCGTCGCACGGACCGCCAGGCAACGTCCTCGGTCTGCAACCGTGGGTCACGGTGGCGGAGGCGCTTGGGTTGGCGGGACACGGGCCGCTCGGCCGCATGCGGTTCGTTTCCGCGCCAGCCCCTACGATCGCAACCTCCAGGGATGGCAGTTCTGGGAGCGGGATGCGCGCGAGGCTTTCGCGGTTGCTTGCACCGTCGCCGACGATTCTTGCCGGTACGAAAGGACTTGGTGGAACGGGGCACGATGAACGCGAATCACGGCGTCCGCTCACGTCGCTCGCGAACGAGCTGGAGCGGGCAGGGCTCTTGGATAGGCCATGCACAACGGTGGATACGCGCGCGGCGGCGTCAAAAGCTGGGCATCACGAGACGAACAAATCCGGTGCCGTCCGTCTCACGGAAGCGCAAGGCGCAGCGCTACAATCGTTCCCGCCGGAGTTCGTTTTCCACGGCCGAACGAAGTCTTCGCGCTGGCGACAGATCGGGAATAGTTTACCGTGGCCAATGGCCGAAGCGCTCGGACGCGCGATCATGCGGGCGTTGACGTGACCGCTCTCGCGCTCTCGCATGGTCGGTCGGGACCGCACACGGAGGCATATCAATGATCGAGCCAACAAGGCCGTTACACGTGGTAGCATACGGTGGAGGCGTGAACTCAGTCGCGGTGCTCCTGCGACTCATGGACCTTGGGATCGTTCCACGTGCAATCGTGATGGCCGATCCGGGCGACGAACATCAAGAAACGTACGACTATCGTGACACGATCGTCATTCCGTTTCTTGCTAAGTGCGGCTACCCGACCATTGAAACGATAAGCCGGAAGAGCGAGGCGCTGTACCGGCCGCGCGCCAAAAACACAAAGCAGAGCACGTTGCGGGAAGAGTGCATCCGCACGCACTCACTCCCGTCTATTGCCTATGGCTGGAAGAAATGCTCTCAGAAGTACAAAATCGAAGTGCAGAATTGGTACTACGATCGACAGCCGTGGGCACACGCCGAATGGGATGCTGGCAACCAGATCGTCAAGGTAATCGGTTACGATGCTGACGAGCCAAATCGCGCGCTACCCACATTCGCCAACGACATGGAGCACGCGCGATTCCGACCGTATTATCCTCTCCTCGATGCGCACATGGGTCGCGATGAATGCGAGCGCTTCATCGCCGCGCACGGTTTGCCAGTCCCGCATAAGTCGGCGTGCTGGTTCTGCCCATCAAACCAGCTCGACGAATGGCGCGAACTGAAAGCACGGCACCCAGAACAGTACGCTGCCGCGTGCGAGATGGAAGCAAACGCGCACATCACGACGCCGGATGTCGTCGGACTGCTGCGCGCGGCACCCCACGGCAAACGGCAGTTGCGCTTGTGGGACGGCAGCAATCCCGGCGTGAATCCTGCGCAGTTATTGTTGCCGTGCGAGTGCTCATTATGACCGCGCTCGCGCTATTCCTCGCGCTCTCGCACGGCCGCAGCGGACCGCACACCGAGGCGGTCGCGCGCGCGATCGAACGGGCGGCGCATACCGCGGCGTACCGACGCTCGCTCGTGGCGATCGAGTGGGTTGAGTGCAGGCTCACGCTCTGCCGCTGCGCCTTCGGTGTGATTCGGCTGTGCGGCACGACGGACCTCGACCGCGCCGCGCGCGTTGCGCTCGCGATTTATCGGCGCGGAGAGCGAGTCTGTCGCCATACCCGGAGTCCTGGCGCTCGCTGGTACTACCTCGGATCATGCCGTCGTACGCGCGCCGGTCTGCGATACGAGCGCACGTTCCGCGCTGTTCTCCGGTCGCTACGTCCCGTCGCTGTTCGCCGCAGTCGGTAGCGCCGTCACGGTCGCGAGCTGCGCGTTTGGCTTGCGCACCGCCTTCGCTTTCCCGAGCGCGGCTGCCTGATCGCTGCACAGCGCGTCGTACTTCTCGACGCTGTTGTGCTCGTGCAGCGCGCGGGCTTCTTCCTCGGCCGACGTCGCACCACGCAGCGCACGCGACGTGATCCATACGCCGTCCTTCGCATGCGACAGCGTGTGGTGTCCGATGCACTTCGTCGGCCGCGTGTCCTTCACGATCCGATAGCGCGCGGGTGCCGTACCTCCGAGTCGCTCGATCAGCCAGTCCCACGAGCCGCGCACCTTCTTGACGCTCGTGCCCGGATGCTCTCCGGGCTCGTGGCAGTCGATCACGTCGCATTGGCCGACAGGCATCTCGGCGATCAACGCCGCGCGCTGCTCCAGTCTCGTGCGCGCCGCGTTCGCAGATTGCAGCGCGGCGGAGTCTCGCCGTTCGCCTCTGCGGAATAGTCGCCCAAGCACGCTGCGAAATATCGCGATGGCTACGGCCAACACCGCCGATCCGACCGCACCCCAGAACATCACGAGCACCACGGTTTCAATCGTTTCTGAGCGCATCGTCTCCTCCTTACGAACAAGCGAGCTACGGGCAGCGCCCGCCGTTGCATCGGAACTCGGCGGTGCGCGTGAGTGTCAGATCGCGCGGGTTGAATCGGTAGTCGATCCGCGTCCCACGGTCGCACAGGTACAGACGAATGCCGTGTGCTTCGTGCGGCGTGCCGATGCCGCGCGAAAGCCGGGTCGGCAGACCGAAGATCGTTGCGAATCCGCTGGTGCATGCCGCGAGATTCGGTGGTGCCTGCCCCTCGGCCATGCCGATCAGAAGTCCTGATCCAAGCGCTACCGCCACGAGAACCATCATCTTGACCCACGCCTGAGCAAACAAAAAATTCATGTCTTCCTCCGTTACAGACGCGCGAACGCGTAGAGCGCGACCACGCACAGTCCGCAGGCGATCCCTACCACAAGTCCAAGCTCCTCGCTCACCGCAACCACTCCCAGCGGCCGTCGCCGAGCGACGTCATCTCGGCCCGCAGAATCGCATCGTACAGGGCCGTCGTCGTGCCGCGCGACACGTCCACCGGCCCGATCCGCACCGCGTCGTCTGTCACGTCGACCTGCACGTCGCGCATGCGCGCCAGGTCGATCACGAGCCGGATGCGCTCGGGTAGATCAGCAATGCTCGCCAACGGTTGTGCTCTCCGGGTGGCAGTCAATGTCGTCGTCGCATTCGACTTCCGGTCCGAGGTACACGACGGCTGCGCCGACGGCCTTGCCCGCGACCATCGCGTCGTGCTCGCGGGCGAGCAGTTCCATCGCTGCGATGCCTGCCTCGTCGCATCGCGTCGGCGTCGCCCAGAAGCACGCGATCTTGTAACCGCGCGCCACCGCGACAAGATCGTCTGTCGGAGTGTGATGCGCTTGCAGGTGCACCTGCCATGACAACCCCTCGCCCGGAGCGCGAATCGTGTGCTTCACAATCGCTCGGTCGAGAGACTGTCGCGAGCGCCGGTCGCGAGTCTGCAACGCGCCCTTCGGCGCAGTGCCGGAGCCTGCCGCGTACACCTGTGGGAAGTGCAGTGCGATCGGCGATTCAGGTCCGAGAAACGCCTTCCACGGGAACGTCGAGTGACCGCCCCAGAAACGCTGCTTACCCTGCGCGTCTTTGTACCCAACGGCCTCGATGGTGTCGTAGCTCGTGAAGCCGAGCTTCACGCTCGGGTGCTTGTCGTGAAGCTGCGCCACCGCACCGCGCGCGATGTCCGCCGCGCCTGGTCGATCCTTCCACCTGCCCTCGCAATCGAGCACAACCACGTCGACGTTCGCACGCGCGGCGGCTGCAACGGCACGAAGCCACAATGGCGTCGGGTCCGGCCCGTGCCCGTCGCCGGGGACGCCCCACCACACGCGCATACCAGGATACCAAAGACGCAGGTTTGCCGTTGCCGTCGGGCCACGCGCTTCGAGCACGAGCGGATCGACGTGCAGTTGAGCGATCTGCGGGCGCACGCGATCGAGCACCGCGCGCACGGTCGGATCGTTGTGCGGCGCATTCCAAATTGTGGCGCATACCTCGGTCATCTCACGTCTCCTCGATCGTCCTGCATACGTCGCCGATCACTCGGCTTCGTGCGCTTGTGTTTCGCATGCCGTTCGTCCTTGTGCGGCTTGCAGAGTAGGCAACCCGCGCGCAGGTGTTTCGGCCGGCGTCGCTTGTGGTTCACGGGCGATCGTCCTCGGTGCGCACCGGCGTCGCTTGCCCGCCGCGTACCGTCACGACCAGCATCACGGCGACGACGGCGAGTAGCAGGATGGAGGCGACGGTCATCGTTTCGACGCCCTTCGCGTGTTCTCTCGCCAGCGCCGGAAGCTCTCCGCATCGATCACGATTTCCTCTCGCACCGGGGGACGAGGCCCGTCTCCTGCGGTCGCGATCCTCTCGGCTAGCCGCTGCGCGGCTTCACGGAGTTTGCGCGTGAGCGGGTCATCGTCGGCCGCCTCGCGTGGTTTGTGATGCACGCTCACGTCCGCCCCGCCATCTGCGCCGTCATCCGCACGCGATTCCGCGCGGCTTTGTCCGCACGCTGCGCCCTCTCGGCTCGGCGGCGTGCCGCGCGGTTGGGTGTGTTCGGCATGAGGCAAGCGAGTTGCTCCGCCTGATTGCGCGCGAGCGCCTCAGCAATCTCGTCGGGTGTGCGCTCTCTGACGGTCACGTCCAGCTCCTCGCCCGCAGCGTCGCCTTCGCCACCGCGCGGCGGTGTGCGCGGTTCCGACCGGAGTGGCTCGGCGTTACGACCACGATGCTCGCGTTCAGAATCTCGCGCTGAGCGCGTCGATCGCAGCGGATGTGGCGTCTGTGCTCTGGTTGCTGCGCTGCTTGCTTGTTCACGTCCCGCCCCGTTCCCGCAGCTTCGCGTCGATGTCCGCGTCAACGCCGCGCCAGTCGATCGCTCGGATGCGTTCGATCTCGCGGATCGGGTCGCGCCCTGCCGCCACGAGCTCGGCCACGAGCGCGATCCCAGCGCCGATCCCGCCAACGATCCCGCCCCACGGGCCAGGCAGAGCCGGCGCGAACGTGCGCACGGCACCGCCAAGGCCCGCGAGAAACGCCTCTGGCTTCACTGCGCGCCTCCATCCTGCGCTGGAATTCCAGCGCATCCCGGATCACCTGGGATCGGGTCTAGCTCGGCGTGTCCGCCGGCACGCAGGGCGCAGCGCAGGTCGCGCACGCCGCCGAGCACCTGCTCCACTACTCGCCCCACGTCTGGCGTACAGGCTGTCCTGTCGCCGTTCGTCCGCGCGCACCGCTCAATCGCCGTGGCCCACCGATCATGCAGCGAGCGCAGCGCATCGTGCGCTACCACCACGGGCCGCCACGACGCCCGCACCGCGTCCACGGCCCCGCGCGCGGCAACGCCGTCGCACTGCGCGGTGCTCGGGCAGTAACGGTCAAGCGCGGCGTTCTGCTCGCGCCGATACTCGGCCAGCAGTTCTCCGCCCGCAGCGTTTACCGTGCGGCCGAGCGTGTCGGCCGTGCGCGACTGGATCGCCAGCGAGGACACCGAGCACGACGCCGTGAGCACAAGCGCCAGTGCGAGCAATCGGCGCGATGCGTCGGGCACCCAGTACCCGCAGCCGCCGCACCACCACGACGAAGCACGACGCTCCATCGGGTGTCGGCAGTACGGGCAGGTCCAGTGTGGCATCGAGGTTAGGCGCGCGTGGCAGCGACGAATCACAACGGGCATGTCAACCGAACGGAGGGGAGGAACTGCCCCGCGCGCAACGGAAGCCTACCGCGTACGTCGCTCGCAATGCAACCGCCTATGGCGATGGCGGAGAAGCTGGAGGCGGCGGGGTCGTCGTCGGCCGCCCATCATCACGCCATTTCGGCTGGCCTCGCCCGAGCTGCCACACGGCGGCCAGCACGACCTGCCGCACGACAGCTCCGGCGCACAGAATCCGAACCAGCCCGACGAGCCGTGGGAAACGCGTCTCGGCTGCGCGCCGCTTCAACTGCGGCACCGCACGCCACACCGCGTCGGCGAGCGAGCCCCACACGACCCAATTCGCGAACACGGCGACGACGATCTTCCCGGTGCGCGAACCGAGCAGCGAGACGAGCAGGCGGATCGCTTCGAGGTTGTTCACGTCGTCCTCGGCGGCAACGGTGGCGTCTGCACCGTCGCATGTCGTCCCGTCGGCTCGCGGTCGTGCTCGCGCTGGAGCGCATCGACGCGCGCGGCAAGCGACGCGAGCCCGACTTCGAGCGCGGACAGTTTCCCATCTCGGTGCTCAACCCGCTCCTCGATCGCGTCGAGCCGGCGAATCGCCTCGTCGAGCAGCGCCGCAGCACGAGACAGCCGCCATGTAACGCTGACCAGTGCGCCAAGTGCCGTAACGAACAGCGTCGCCAGCAGAGTCGCGAGCCAGATAGGGACGGCGATCATCCGATCACCTCTTCTGCAACCACTGCCAGCGTTACGGCGACCACGCGCGTCCGCAGCGCTGTCGGGAGCGCAGACTCGACGTCATCGACGACGTACACGGTCCGCGCGAGTTTGTCCGTCTGCGTCTCGCGGTGATGCAGCGTGACGCCAGATCCAAGCGCGATCGTGTGATCCGTTCGCAGCCCTGGCCGCGGATACCCTAGCGCGGCGTCGATCGTCGCGGCCTCGGCCTCGGATGCGAGAACTATGGCCCTCATGCGACAGTCACTCCATATTCTCTGCCGAGCCAACGCTCAACGCTTTGTACGTCCGCCGCAGAAAGCTGCGAGTTGTAGACGATGAACTCGAACATGGCACTGGCGACACTCAGCGACCCATTCTGGCGCCCTCCAACGGCGACAGAACCGCCATGGTTCGCTGCGCTCGCAGCGGCAGCGAAACTGCCAGACGCGAACTGCGTTCCATCTTTGCGGGCGTAGAACTCCGGCGAGGCACCTGTCTTCAGTCCAACCGAAAAAACATAGTTCGTGTTGGCTGAGACGGCCGTCGCCGGCAGAAACAAGCGCGTGCCGGCTGCGTTCGTCACGATGTGAAACAGACTAGGCGACAATACCGCTATCCGCACGCCTGGATTTGAGACTTCCGCGTTGTTGGTACCGAAGAACTCCCATTGTGCCGGTACTGGTGATGGGACGCGTATCGCGTACACGAGCGTGCCGCCCGTGCCATCGTGCAGGGGATTGAGCGCGCCAGCCGTCGCGTTCGTGAGCACGTCCGTCGTATCGCTCGTGTCGATCGTCGGCCTGCCGTTGGCGCTCGTGTTCTTCGGATTGCGGACCGGCTGATTCGCCGCCGTTGCCTGCGAGAGGTTCAGCGCGTTAGGTGACATGTCGTTCCACTGCGAGCACGTGGCGCGGTACACGTTGTCGTTCGTGTACGTGCCGACCGGAAACGTGACCGTGATGTTCGCCGGACCGAGCGTGACCGTCGCGGCAGTCAGAACCGCCGACGCCTCGAACGTCGCACCGTCGTTCACGCTCCACCGGAAGTCAGCCGTCCCGCGCGCCCCCGTCGTCGTGATCTCGATACGCAACCCGGATGCCACCGGCAGTGCGCCGTCAGTCGTTGCGATCGTCACGACCGGCGGTGCCGTGCCGGTCGCGAGCGGCGTGCTACCGAGAGTCGCGCCCTGCGACGCCCGATACCACGCGAACAACCCCGCGACGTGCGCCGGGTTGAACGGCTGCCGAAACGGCGCACCGTGTACTCTCCCGCCGCGCTGTCTGCCGCGCGCTGACATCACCAGACCTTTATGAACAACAGTTCTGGCGTTCCTGCCGCTGACAGCTTCACGTTGTACGTCGTGTCGGGAGACACGTAGAGCAACTCCTTTTGCGCAGCGGGGTAGAGTTGGATGTCCACCGTGCCGCTTCCGCTTGCTGGCAACGTCGGCGCTCCAGCGAACGAGCCGTACGCGAAAATCGTAGGGTCTGCCGACTGGAGTATCACCCAGTAGTGCCCGACATCCAACGTGATCGTTACGTTGGTCGTGCCGTTCATCGTTGCGCGGAACAGCTTGCTCCGTATGTGCTGCGGAAACACCGCAAGAAATGCCCCGTCCTGCTTGCTCGGATCGTTCGCTGCCATGATCGCTCCTTCGTTGCAGCGCGTAGTCGGGCAGGCCGAGCGCGGTGCCGTAGGCTACCACGCCACCCGCCGTGCGCGCTAGACCTCGTTGTCGTGCAGCGAGATCGCCGACACGTAGGCAGTGCCGCCGCCCGCTACTTTCTCCTCGATCTCGATGAACGCCTCCTGGTTCGTGCCGCTCGTCGCAATCGTTACCGCGCCGGTCGCAATCGTTCCGTGCGCAGCGGCGAGCGGGCACACGATGTCGTTGTTCGTCGCCGCACCACCGACAGGCGTCGTGATGATACGCACTTGCAACTCCCCTCCGGCTGACTTGTACCGCACGCGAGCAGTGAGTTGATTCGCCGTGCTCGTGCCGTACAGCCTTTTCGCTCGCGTGTACCAGCGCGGTCGCGTCGCCGCGCCAGTAAAGTTCCACGTCGGGTTTGCGAACGCGGCGCTCGTCGTCGACCATGCGTTCGCGTCCGAGTCCATCGAGCAGATGTTCAGCGGGAAACGCCTGACCTTCGATCGTGCATCGTCGAGCTGCCCGATGATCCGCTCGAAGCCGGCTCCACCATCACTCGCTGCCGATGCGCTCCCGGAGAACAGGTAGTTCCCACCGCGCGGCCACACCCACGCAACGCCAGGATCTGTGCTCGGCGCTCCAACGGGATCGGTCGTGACACGCGCGATTTCCTCTACGCGCATGCTGAAGATCCCTTTCGACGTGCCGGTGTGGCTCGCCGTCGTAACGACCAGCTCATAGCCGGTGCCGACCGTCAGCCCCGAAACATCGAAGTATCGGAAGTACCTGTCTGGCGTTCCATCCGTGCTCGTCGCCGTCGCGATCCCGGTCGTGCCATCCAGCACCGTTGACGTCCCGGCGAGCGTGCCGGCTCCACCAACGCTAGGACTGACGGTCATGCGGTCGCCAACGCTGGTTCCAACGTTCGGCCGCACACACAGGAGTAGAGCGACTGCGCCGGGTGATCGAACGTACCGGATCGCAGTCGTTCCGTTCACCGTCGGCAGTCTCGTGACGCTCGCCACCTCGTGCTTGCAGTAGCCCAGCAGGTAGCCGAGTTGCTCGACCCACACGCCGCCAACCGGGAAGCCAACGGGCCTGGCAATCCGCACGCCTGGGAACGATGATGCAACGTGATGATCCGGTGCCGGTTGTCCCATCGTTCATGTCTCCGTCAGTTCGTACGCGCTTGCGCTGACCCATCCCATCGTCGTCGCGCCGCCAGCATGTTTGAATCCGAGCCACAGGTAGCATACCTCGCAATCCGCCGCACCGTCAGCGGCGGACGGGTGCCTGTATCTGCCTGCGGATGCGAGCACGAGATCAAGCGTCTCGTGCGTGAGAGCAGCGCTCGTGATCGTCTTGGTTGCAAGCGCGAGGTATCCGTTGCGTGGCGGAGACTCTGATGCCGTCGCGGCAGCGTAGATTTTCAGCGATGCCACGCCGTCGGAATAGGCCGTGACCCATACGCGAATCTTCGGCGGGAGATGCAGCGCTCTTCCGTTCGTGCTCGTTGCGTCGTCACGCCCGCGCGTGAGCATGAACGGCCCGTCAAAGTTGCACGTGTAGTTCGCGTAGATATTCCACGCAATCTCCATGTGCGTCCCGATGCGCTGGTCGCTAGGCGGAACGTGCTCATTGAGGTTCTCATATCCGTTGTCCGTCGGCTTCGGCAGGTCGCCTGGACCGAGCCACGTGACCAAGTGTCGACCACTCTCGCGGTGCAGCACATTCAGGTTGTGCGTGATGATATGCGCTGTGCCAGCGTCCAATGGCCGCCCGTCCTGTACGAGCGACGAGGCTGCTGCCGCGACGGGATGCTTGATGTACGCCGACGCACCACTCACAACTCCAATCTCACGTGCCATGAGTGCACCTCACGGAACCCACCTGTAGCCGTCGTCTGTACCAGCCAAGATCTTGCGCGTTGCACGATCGCAAACAAACGGCCAATCCTTCTGTGCGGTCTGCAACCCAGCAGTATTGTACGGAGAGTATGTGATATCGACGATCCCGCCGGCACCGATGGCAGTGCCGACCCACGCCGGTATCGCAGCCGTCATCGTGATGACCCTGGTCGCCGTGTTCACGGTGGAGACGATCATGTCAGCCGTTTGCGGCACCGTTACGTCTCTCTCGACGAATCGTACGCGATCACTGGCCTTGATGTATCCAGTCCCACCGTCGTCAGCAACGGTCGCTCTCGTCGCATTCGCGTAGCCGCTGAGATCTGATCCTGCGTAGTCTGTAGACGAGTCATCCATCGCCGCGATGTACCCTGGTCCTGCGCACGTCGCATCCGCGCCGGACACCGATGAGACGCGCACACACGGAGACCACCCGGCGAGGTTGCCGAGCGCAGGCCACCGACGCAGTTTCACCTTCATGGACGCGCCCTCGCGACCCGCGCCCGCGCGACCGCCGATCTTGATTGTGCGTCCTAGCACAACACCACGCTGTGTCGTCACGCCGCGCCCGCCGCTGGCGTTCGGAGTCAGCCACTCGCTCAGCGTGATGATCTCGCCGAGATATACGTTGCTAACCTGCCTGGCATCGATCGCAACCTCACGCTCTTCGGCGATGTCTCCGTGCAGGGATAGCACGCGCCGAAACAGCGTATCCGCCACGTACCTCGCGCCGCGTGTGCGAATGTGTCGCAGCGCGCTGATTTTGAGCCCGCGTGGCTCAATCTTGATCGTGTCGCGCGCTCCGAATTTCTGCACCGATCTGCCATCGGTGAGCACGAACCGCATTGATTCAGGTTCGTCAGCCACCTTCACATCTGCCACGTTCGCGATGCCGTCGGGTATCTGCATCCACGTCGGATTGCCTGGCATGTTTGCCGTCGTCACCGTGTGGGCACTGTCGCTGACGTCGCTGCGCAGCGGAGGATCAATCGGCTCTATTGACAGACGCGAGCGTCGAATGGCGATGAACGCTCCGGTGATCCTCAGATTGTCGAGCAGCAGTGTTCCGAGCGTCTGCTCGCCGTTGAGCAGCCAGTCTCGCCCCTGTAGCATCGGTGGCGATCGGAGCGCAACCTGGAGGGCGTTCTCGAACGTCCAGTCACGGGAGTCAATGTCGATCTCCTGCGGCGTGCCGGCGAGAATCGTATCTCCGATGATCGACTTCTCGAAGCCGTAGACCCAGTCGGTACAGTCGATCCTGATTACGAGGACGAACGGTATGCCGCCGACGAGAAAAAACCATCCGTCAGGACCGGGTGCTGCGAACACGCTTTGTGTTCTACGCTCGGTGTCAGTTGCTCCGTTTGCATGTCTGACCACGCGGCCCTTCACCGTGCGAAGTGAAGCATCTACGACGGCGAGTGTTGCGCTGTCGCGGATGTAACTGGTGGGATCGATGATCACACGCTCGCGCTCTCCAGACGATTGGAGCACGGCAACGGCAACGGTGTGGCGCCACCCCTGGCTCGACGGCGGCGTCGTGCCCCACGTCGTCGGCAACGTCGCAACGCTATCCATGCGGAACTCGGATAGCGCGTTCGATCTGCCGTCGAAGCCCTGTATGGCCGTCGGTATCGGGAGAGTCACGCTCGTCTGGTTGCTGCTCAGCGTTCCGCCGAGATACGACTGCCCCAACACCCTCGCCGCGCTTGCGATTCGCGTCGCACCTGAAATCACCAGCCTGGCCGTGACCGCTCCGGCGTCAGTCTGTCGGAACATCGGATCACCAGTGATTGCCCCGCCCGGCGCCGCTGCCATCCGCTCGAACATTCTGGTTTGCATCGCGCCGCAAAGCGCATCGAGCGTTTCGTAGTTAGTGCCTGGCGTAAGCTGAGCATTGATCTGGCTCCGCTCTGTGCCTGCGATCAGCGCTTGAAACGACCAGCTCAACGGCATCCCGGTCCACGAGTTCGTCCGGTATCCCTGGAGTCTGCATGCTTCCGTCGGCAGCCCTAGCCGCACGTCCCATATCTCTTGTGTGACGTGGTCGCACGCCAGCTCCCAGCGCGTCCCATCGTTCGCGAGACGAGGCGCCCGTGAACACAGTCCACGCCACAGCGGAACCGGGTCTGTCATCGTTCCGCCGCTCACCGCTCCGGCCCACAGGATCACACGTCGGCGAGCTGCCCACGGCAGTGCCGTCCAAACCTCGGGCCGAAGCTCTGCGTCGGCATCGTACTTGTGCGTTCTGGCCTTTGAGCCGAGCACGCCGCGCTTGCCGATTGTCAACGTGTTTCCGGCGCGCGTGCTGATCCTGATTGCCTCACGGCCGATCCACACTGTAAACGGAGCCCCGCCGAACACAGAGCCATCAGCGACATCGAACGTGCCGACCAGCAACGTGCTGCTCAGCGTCGCGACAAGCGGACTCGAGCTCGGTGTGCGCGCGGCCAGCCATGACATCAGGTTGTTACCGTTCGCATCTCCAGACGTCGCAATGGCATCGTGAACGCGAAACGTGATCGCGGATACGTCGCTCGTGGCCTTCACGATGTCGACGGTTTCGCTCCACTCGAATCCGTCTGTGTCGTCCAGGTACCCTGCCGCTACCGTTGGCTCCAGATCTGATATCGGCCAGTCGTCGTCACGCCCGCTCGTGAACGAGAACGCGGTCACGCCCGCCGTCGTGAACACGTACGGACACGCCTCGACCGTGAGAACGAATCCGATCGGGCCGCCAACGGTGAGGTCAGAGTACGCAGCCACCCGTCAACTCCTGGTTGCGCTGGCGTTCCAACGCAGCTTCCATCCGCGGATGTTGCGAGACCTAGACCAGTTCCTCTGCGTGAGCGCGAGCTGCAAAGCCTTGCGCGATGATGCGTCGAGATAGCACTTGTCGTACGTCGTCGTCGATCCGCTGACGTGCGACTGGAAATCGCCGAACGCTACTCCTAGCTCACGCTGGCCGGCAGTGAATACCGTGTCAGCCACAGACCACGGATTCGTGAACGTCGTCGTCATCGTCGCGCTCGGCTGCTGCCGTCTCCCGACCGCACCCTCGATGTTCGTCGCGTGTCCATCTGTTGTTGTGTAGCTCAGCCCTGCGATGTCCGCTGACTCGTACGGGTGAAACTGCGACTCGAACGTGCGCGAGCGCTGGACATATCCGCTGTTGAATTCGTAGACGGTCCCGTCCGGCATGTTCTGCGCGGCGACGCCGGTGAACTCCGGCATCCATCCGGTGTCGTCAGAGCGGTTGATCAGGTAGATGGTGTGTGACGGGTGATGGTCCGCCTGCGCGTAGGTGCTCGCCGCAGTGCTGCCGATGTTCGCATCCCATCCGAGGATGTTCCGGATGATCGCGCCGTTCGCGTGAGCCGCCGTCCAGTTGATCGACCATGTCCCGGCTGTGTTTGTGATCTCGACCTTGCCGTTTGCCGCCATTCGCACGAGCCACGCTCCGGCGAACAGCGTTTGCAGGTAGGCGAGCGTTTGCACGGCGACGGTGTGTCCAGTCCCTGCGGCAGACGCGCTGGCGAGGTAGTGACGATACCACTGCTGCGCGACCGTCTTATCGGTGTCCACAGCGCTGACAGTCAGCCGCACAGTGACATTTGCCGTCGCAATCTGGAGCGGCTGGTAGATCGCTGTGCTGATGATGTGTGATGGCATCGGTTACGCCGCCAGTGAGTTCTCGATCTCACGCATGGAGATCGGCACGCTACCACGCGCCGCGGCGAAATCGGTCGCGCGGCGAACCGTGTCCTGAACGTCCTCTCGTGTAGCAAGCGCACTGTTGACGTTCAGGTTGATTATCGTCGGTCCTGCCTGCCCGCCGCCAGCGCCGATCGTACCTGGCGACGCGGGGCCGCGTTCCGCCGCGCCAGACGGCGCAGCCGAAGCGGCGGCCGGTGGTGCAGTTACAGCCGCGCCGACACCAGCGGCAACAGCGATGCCGGCGAACATTGCGCCTGCCGCAGCGTGCTGCGCAGCCTGCGGGAAACGCAACGTCGCCGTGGCAGCGATGGCAGACGCGAACTCGAACAGCGATCTGACCGCACTCTCAGTCGCGAGGTTGAGCAGCGTCTCGTGCGCGATGCCGCGCAACGCCTCGCCAACAGTCTCGCGTCCCGTGATGAGCGCGGATAGATGCGACTTGAACGAGTTGGTCATCGTATCGAACGCACCACGAACAGTGCGCGCGGCAAGCTGTGCCGTAGTGCCAGTGCCGCGCATGATGTCCGAGAAGCTCGTCTGGAACTGCACGCCTGCGTTCATCCGCTGCTCGTTGTCACGCCGTTCTGTTTCGTCATCTTCAGCCTTGCGCGCTAGTTCCTCTGACCTCCGTTGGTTCCGCGCGGCAATCGTCTCGTCATCTCGACGTCGTTGGTCACGCTTCATCTGCTCCTGGCGCTCATCTGCCGCCGCGTTTTCTTCTGCCTGCGCTCTTTCCTCACCTTCTCTGCGTCCAGTGAATTGGTTATAGACCCACTCCGCAGCGATCCTACGCTGTTCTGCTATCTGCTCCGGTGCGACTCGTTCACGACTAACCCCACCGCCGCCGCCTCGTCCAGCAGGACGCGCAGCAGCTAACCTATCCTGAGCTCCTGGTGTGAAAGCAGCGTCGAGTGCTGCCTCCTGCGCTGCCGTCTCTGTGCGCTCTGCACGTGCCCTTGCAAGCGCCTCATTGCCCTGACGCACCAGATCAGGCGTAGCACTCAAGACATTGACCAGGGATGCACCCCGGTTCAGGTTGAATGCTGCAACAACACGCGCGGCATTGTCCATCCTGCCAATCTGTGCCTCTGTCAGACCGTGCCTGCGCAGAGTAGCAGCGATACGGTCGCGACCTGCTACTCTCTCGGCTGCTTCCTGCTGGGCGATTGTCGCTGTTGGTATTGTTGCTAAACTCACAACGAATCTGCCAGCTGCCATGGCACCGTTGATCAGATCATGTCCGACCTCGCGAAGTGCACGACCTAGTCCGTCGATCGACTCGCTAGCAGTGTTTGTCGGTGGCTGTGCGTTACGCTGAGCCTGCGCGAACTGTTCTGTCGCGAGCCGGAATGCGGTGGTCCTGTTTTCGCCTTCCCGCAGCGACACGCCGAATCTACGGAGGCCGCCTGCCTCGCCTTGCCGTAACGCGTCCGTTAGCTGTTGTAGTGCCTGTGTTGTGTCGGTGCCGGTCGCTATGGCGTACTCTCTGGCACGGCGCGTGATCGCGGCGAGCTGCTCATCCGTAATCCTGATGCCAGCCTGAACGAATCCCTGTTGAGCGCGGTACGCCTCCTCGGCCGATACCGCGCCGCGCGTTGCCGCTGACACGAGCGAATACGCCTCGCCGAGATTACGCACGGCCGTTGCATGGCGCTCTGCCTCGCCGATTGCTCGGCCCATGCCCTGCAACACGCCTACGAGTGTCTGCGCGTTCTGCGACGCGAACGCGAAACTCGCCGATGCCGACGTGAACGCGTTGCTCATCCCGCTGGACGTCTGTCTCGCACGGTCATCTATGCGCTGTAGCGCCGCACGTAACTGCGACTCGTCCAGCGCAAGCGTGAACTCCAGATCAGCCACGACGCGCCTCCATTTCGTCGCGCATCTTCTGTGCGGCTCGTCGCTCGGCCTCCGCCTTGCACGCCTCTACGCCAGCATCGATCTCGTCAACGGCGTCCAGCAGGGCAGCCGGCGGGTTCGGCTCGACGTTGCGAATACCGCCACGCCTGCGCCAACGCCACGCACGCATCGCCCGGTGCACATCGTCACGGTAAGCCATCACCACAGGGCACGTCGTCACGTCAGACAGGTCCGCCCCCGTCAGCCGCTCCACCGCAGCGATCGTCTCGCCGCGACCGCCGTCGCGGTCACACGGGCCAACCGCACCGAACGATGGCTCCCCCATCGCGATCGGACACCGCCAACCGCGAGCGAACTCATCGGCGATGCGCTGCTTCTCTGTCCGGCCGTCAGGATCAGGTTCGCGCTCCGCGTCGTGCTTCAGCGAGCAGCCGCACGGGTGCATCTGCATCGCGTCGCGCAGCAGTTCCGAGCCTACATACGCGGCCAGACGAAAGGGCCGCGGGCAGCTCTCGGCAACCTCGCCCTCTGGTACGCAACGCTCCCGATCTCGTAGACCGTGAGCAACCCGAACTCCGCCGCAACCGTGTCGATCCACTCGTCGTTCCCGACCATCGTGCCTTTGACGCTCTTGGCCAGCTTCCCTGCCGGCTCCAGTCGTGATCCGTCCGCGCGACGAATCTCGTGGCACGATGCCATGAACGACATCACATGGCGGAACGTGTCTCCGCTGAACGTGTCGACCACGCTCGCGATATACGTCGCGCCAAGAGGCTTGACCACAAACAGCGTCGGAGTAACACCGTCTCTCAAACGAAGCACGGCGACGTCGCGCGTGCGACGATACTCCGCGAGCCTCTGCGTTCCGGCCTCCGGTCCGTCTGCGTCGCCGTCGATTGCCGGGTCGGTCCATGCGTCGTTCGTCGCCAGGACCTCGAACGGTCCGAATGTGTCAGCCATTGTCTCTCGCCTCCTGCGCGGTGTCGTGCCGTGTGCGGCGTCTGCTAGATCAGAAAAAACCTCACTGGCGACCGCGACCTGTCGGTCGCAGTACCTGTCGTCGTGGTGTCGGTCTTCGACTCCAGCGCCAACTCTGTCCACAACTGCTCCCCATCCTCGATCATCTTCGGCTTGCCAACGATCTCAGCGGACGGCATGTCGAATCCTGCCCACCGCTGCGCTGTGGTGGCTCCGGCCGTCGCTGCGCAGAACAACGTGTGGTCGTTCTGGTTCGTCCAGTTCGTGTCGTCGATCACGCGATCAGCGCGAAACCTCACAGTCGCCTTGCCGAACGGTCGACCGCCCTTGCTGCGGAATGCAGTCGTCTTTCCCTCGGTCCCGCCGAGTTCTTCGCTGTAGCCCATGCCGAAGTCGAGTTCCGTCTCAACGCTCTTGAGCGCGTATGCCGTGCGAGTCAGATCGCTCGACAACTGGAACAACGTGAGCGTCGATCCGGTCACGGCGAATGGCGCAGTCGTGCTCTCCGTTGCCGCAGCAATCGAATACCCAGCAGCCGTCGGACCCGTCCACGTCGCGCACTCAAGGTCGAAAGTCCACTTCATCAATTCGTTTCGCTGCATCGTGAGCTTCGCCTTGCCGATGCAGCCGAGCATCTGCCACTCGTAAGCCGCGATGTCCGTCGCGCCGCCAGCAAGCGCTCGACGCACGCCGAGTGACTGTGCATTGTTCTCCGTCGGAGCGTACGTGTAGGAGTTCACCACCCGCAGACCATCCCCAGGCGGTGCACTGAGGATCGGTCGCAACGTGAGCGCATCGGTCGCTCGCGTGATGACTCGTGTGAGTTCGTAGTTGCCGGCCGTGACCTCAACGGCGATGATCGTACCGGCCGGGAAGTTCGCGCCTGTCCCTACCGACACGTTGATGATCGTGGCCGTCGATCCAGCCGCAACGACAAGCGACCCGACCGCGGCGTTCTCGCTGCCGAACATCGCATTGAGCGCGATGCCAAGCGGATGCGTCGCCGTCGCACCGCTGGCATCCAAGCGACCGGTCACGCCACCGACCGCCTTGCAGTAGTAGTCAAACTTCACGCGCCCAGCCTTCAGTCCGAGCACGGGCTGCCGGTGATCGTACAGGTTGACGCTCTCGTCCATGTTCGCCAGATGCGCCTGCTCGATGCCGGACACGTCGAACGATCCAACGACAGGGAACGCCCGCGTGAACGTCGGTGCAGTCCCGATCGCCGATGCCTGCACGCCAAGATAGGTCGCCGCGTCACGTGCCCGGATGTCTACCTGTGCCATCGTTCGTTCCCGTTACCTCACTGTGCGTGCGGTCGCCGCTCGGGCGTGACCGCTGCGCTATCCTCGTCGCGACACTCGCTTGCGACTGCGCGACGCAAGCTGCTCGAATTTTTCGCCGCTACCAAGCCTAGCCATCTGACTGCTCCTCACGGTGCGTACGCGCCAGGCAACGTAGCACGAATCCTCGCGCGGTAGGGGATCGACAGCACCGCCAGACTAGGCGACGCCACAACGGCAGGCTTCTCGCCAGGCGTCGGGTGCAGGTCGTACAGCACCGGGTCGAGGCCGTCGAGATTCGCGTACCACGTCAACACCGAGAGGATGTCGTGGACGTCTGTGCCGGCTCGGTCGCGGATCGCGTCGAGCGTGCCTGCGCCTGTCTGCGACGTGTTGCCCTCCGCCATGTCACCACCGGCGTTCGTGAACCCATAGGCCACACGGATCGTGACGGCAAGCTCGTAGAGCGCGAAGTTGTCCAGCGGGTTCACCGGGTCCATCTCAGCCGGCATGCCGACGTCAACCTCGAACGCACGCTCGGCGTTGTCCGTCGCGATCTGCGATGCCGCCTCTGCCACGAGGTCCAGGTCAGGCGACCGCCGACGAAACCGTCCCGTTGCCATCGTCCTGCCGCTGCCAGTCTCGCCTGTGAGCAGCTTCTCGATACGGGTGCGAATAGGAGATGCAAGGCTCATCGCAATTACGCCGGCTTCGTTGCGAGTCGTACGGCAGCGACGAACTGCTCAAGCGGCTCGATGCACCGGATCGTCGTTGCCACCACGTCGCCGCAACGATCAACATCCAACGTCTCAGAGAGGTTTCCCGAAACGCCAAGCACCAGATCGAGCGCAAGCGCAGCACAGGTTTCCGGCGGGAATTCCAGCAGGATTCGTCGTGTTGCTTTCTTGATCTCTCCGCCCATCACGCCCTCGCAATGCTGATGCTGCGCGTCCATCCCTCGTGCCGCTCGATCGCGCCGTCCTGATCGTCGTCGACCGCGTGCGCCGCCAGCGTGCGGTTGAGTTCGTCCGTATAGCGACGAGCGTAAAGCTCTCGCTGGTCCTTGCGTTGCTCTCCGCCAGGCTCTTCGATCAGCGCGCGCACGAGATATTGGTGCGGCACCGTAAGATCAATCGCGCCGACAAGCGCGCCAGGATCTTTCTGCCCAGCGACCTCGTGCAACATCATCTCCCATGCCTGATCACGAAGCTCAGGAAACCACGTTCCCTCGCTCAATCGCCGCCGTGCAAGCGGATCAAGCCCGCTCAGTTTCTCCAGCGTGAGGAACGTCTGAAGCGCGTATCGCACCACGTCGTAGTCAACGATCGCCTTCGGTCGCGTCGCCGCACTGATCGTGTACGTGATCTCGATGCGATAGTGCCGGCCGGTGCTCGCGCTGTTTCCAGCGGTCACGGCGCACTCGCACCGCGTTGACTGGAACGTCGCGCCGCTCGCCTGCGCCAGACGCAACGGACGCACGAGCGTAAGTGTCGTGCCGCTGATCGACTTGACCGTGATGCGCTCGCCGCCAACATCCTCCCTACCGCCGATCAGGTATGTCCTGCCGACTGTCACGTTCGCCGCGCTGACCACAGGAACGGTCGTCGCCGCGCTGGCAGCGGCGCTGCTGAGCGTCGTGTTGACGCTCTCGATCGTCACTGCCGTCGATGCCTGCGCGGTACCTCCGCTCGGATTGAACGTCGTGAACGTCGCCCCGGCATCGGGCCGCTCGTCAAGATCAACAGCGAGCGTGGCACCGACGTCTTTCTGAATCCATCGGTACGCCACGTTCTACGCCTTCTGTTTTTGTGCAGCCTCGGCAGTGGCAAACGCCATCGCCGTAGCAACGCTCTCGTCAGCGAGCATCTTCGGCGTGACCTCCTCGACCATCCAGTGATCGATCTGCTCATCTTGCCGCACGTACTGCACGACGCCTGTCTCGCTGTTCCGCACCTCGATCGTACGCTCCCGTCGGCGGTACCGTCGTTCCGGTATCCCGTACCCCCACTTTCGCAGGATCGTCACCGCATCGTGAAAACTCACCGCCACGGGTTGCGATCCGACGTCAACGTGAACGTAGAGCGACTCGCCGCGCGACTGCCGCGCAGTCCGCATCGGTCCGCTGTACTGCCGAGAGATTTCAGACGGTACCTCCGACACACCGCCAAGCCGGTCCTTCACGTCACCGCCCTTCGTCAACACCTTGCATCGCAGCACTTTCCCGCGCAGTTCATCCGCAAGGATTCGACCATCCGCATCCCAGTCGATCGGCACCGCGCCAGCCACAAGCCGCAGAAGCCATGGGCTGTAGCCGCCGAGGATCTCCGCCGCGATCTCTGGCTTGGCCAAGAGCGGCAACGCAAGCTGCTGCGCCCATTCGTCGGACGTGAGCACGCTACGGAGCACCGCCTTGTTCTCTCGCGCCAGACGAGCGATCTCGTTGCGCACGTACTCCGATCGGTGAACCAGCGTCGGCGGTACGCGATGCCAGTCCGGCAGGAATTCCGGCACAGCGTTTGGACCAGCTACCTGCGCGAGTGTCTCGATCATGGTTGCCTCGTGCGCGCGACGGTATGGCCGTGCGGCGCGGTGTTGTCTACACGCCGATGATCAGGAACCTGAACGTGCGCGCCGACAAGTCGGTAGTCGCTGCAACTTCTGCGTCCGCCGCAGCGGTCACGTCGCGAATCTTTACCTTCCCTGCGGTCGGACTGTGCGCGGCAGTCGGCACGTACGTGCAGAGGAACTGATCGTCCGCGGCAGTCTCGTTGCCACAGAAGACAATCCCGAAAACCTTCGTGAAGCCCTGTGCCTGCCCGAGATTGCCAGCAGTCGACAGGTCAGGAATCGTGTCGCCGCCAGTCGCATACGACGCCGAGCCAGTCACCTTGCCGATCACGACCTTGATGCCGAGCGCATCTGGTTCTGCCAGCACGTTCGCCGCCGTCAATGCCATCGTTCCCATGTTCGTTCTTTCGTTTCCTGTAGCGGGTCGCGCCGCGCGTGCGTGCGACCCGTGTTGACGCGCGGACTGCCGCTACGCCGTAACTCCGGTGAGCTTGCCGTGCTTGTTGCGGCTCGTGACTTTGAGCGCGCAGGCGAACGAAACCACCGTGGTTTCGTCGTCGTTCGTCTTGCCCATTTTCTCGACGGTCACGTCCCTGTGCACCACGAGCTCGATGTCCTCAAGTTCCATCATGTACAACTCGGTCGTTGTCGTGCGCGGCGTCGCAACGATCGGAATTCCGTTCCACGACACCCCACCCTGTGGCGTGACCATGTTTCCCATGTCGAACTTCTGCCCGCTCATGCTCGGCGGAACGAACCGAATCAGCGACGTCGTCGCGCTCGCACCTGTCGTGCGAACGTGATTGGTCACCTGGTTCGGCGCGGTGAAGATGATGCTCGGTCGCGCACCGCGCGCAACGCTGCCTGACGTCGAGTTGATTAGATCTTCGTACAGATCCTCAAGCATCGTGATCGAGTGCGCTCCGCCAACAGCTGTCTCCCGCGACGCCCAGATCGTCGTCGTCGCCGAGTTGATGCCAGCGTACGTCCCGGAGCTGTCGATGATCGACGCAAGGCCCTGATCCTGCGTGGCGTTCCACAACGTCTGCTCGACGAGATCAAACATGTCCGCCGTCGCCTTCTGAATCTCGATCGCGAGCACGTCCTCGTACGTGCCGCGGTTGCGGACCTGATCGTTGACGTGGCCGCTGTGCCCGGCGACGGCTCGCGTGTAGAACACGGCGAGCGACGCCTGCGCGTACGTCTGCCTCCCAGCTACCGGGAGCGCCTGGGCTTCGACGTAGACCTCGGTCGCGGTGTTCGCGGCGGTGATGAGATTCCAGACGATCGGGCTTGATCCGCCTGACTGCGAGACGCGACCGCGTTCGCGAAGCGCGTTGAGCAGCGCTGTGTCGCGAAATGGCAGGTCGGCCGCCGAGCCGACGACGTTGGGGCGAACGAGTGACGATGAGATGCCGGAGTTTACGAGCTGAGCCATGGCCGCCAGTGCATCAGTTCACGCGCCCCGGCCCGCTCGGTGTGGCGGTCTGAGTCCCGTGTTGCTGCGCGACGGCCTGATGCGTGAGCTGTCGTGCGTAATCTGTCAGACCAGCGTCGGTCGTGAGGTCTGCTTTCGGCGCGGCACCCGGTGCGGATGCTGGAAACGGCGAAGCGCCGCTGCCTGCCGCGACCTGCGGCTTGCGAAAATGCGCGTTCGCGTCGAGGAAAGTTTTGATGTGCGTCTCGGCACCAATCTTCGGATCGGCCGTCGTCACGACCTCGCCGGCTTCTGTCAGCGAGAAGTCGTCTACCAACAGCCTCACGACCTGCTCTGCGTTCACCGCGCCCGCGCGCTCGGCGAGATTCAGCGCGGTGAAGCGAATACGCTCGCGGTTGTGTGCCTCGGCGATGCGCTTTCGATCCTGCTCGAGTTCGTCGATCTTCGCCCGCGACTTCGTGTCGCTCGCCTCGAACTCGGCGAGCTTTGCACGTAGTGTGGAGAACTCCTCTGTCGTCGGTCCCTGCGGCTGCGCCGGCACTGCCGGCGGCGGCGCAAGCGGTAGCTGTTTGTCAGCGGCTTTCGTCACGGCCTTAGTATCCGCCGTGCGCGCTGAGTTTGCAAGCGCCGCGGCAATCGCGGCAGCATGAGCCTTGCGGAATGCCTTGATGCCCACGTCACGCAGCCTCCGCCGCTGGCTTCTCTGACGGCTTCTCTGCCGGTTTCTCGGCAGGTGCTTCGTCTTCCGGCATCATCATCGCCTCGTACATCGCCGCCAGATCAGCGAGCGAATATACCCGCTCGTCGTCGTCGACCATCACGGCGACAGAACCGTCCGGCTTGAACGCGAACGCGATCATCGCGGCATCCACACCCCCGGCATCCATCGCCGCAGCCGTCGCCGTCTCGATGATCTCGGTGCGCAGCATCGCGCGCTGCTCGTCATCCAACGCCGCGATCGACTCCGCCGTCAGTTCCGCCGTGAGCATGTGCTCCATCTAAACCGCTCCTGCCGTGAGAGCATGCACACGGTTCCGAATTTGTGTCAACAAGTCGGCCAGCCGACGCTCCATCGTGATGCGCTCGAACGGCAGCGAGTACGTGTCTGACACGCTGACGGGATGCATGCCGACCCGGTCGCTCGTGATCTCGAACTTGCGGCAGCGCTCCCACCTGTTGTCGCTGTGCGCAGACAGTCGCGGTAGGTACGTGATTCGCACGCGACACCCTGGCGCGTTGTGCCGCAGAAACGCAAGCGCATCGTCGTGCTTCCAGATCAGCTCCCTATCGCCGTGGTCGTCAACCGTGACGGTCACGCAATCCTCCGCCCGTTCACCCGTGCACCACGCGGCGCGAGGATCACGTCCGATCCGGCGTGCTCACGCATGGCATCGAGCGCAACACGCGCGAGCTTGACGTACCGCTGAATGTCAGGCGGCGCGTCACCAGGAAGCTTCGCCTCAGCGATCCTACCGAGCACAACCTCGGCCAGCGCGATCGACGCGGCTACGCCCCAGCCTGTGAGAATCCCGTTCGCAAGCCCAACGATCTTCGCCAAGCTCTCGCGCTCGCCGCCTTGCTGCTGCGCCATCGCAAGCGCGCGTTCGGCCTCTGTCGCTGCTGCCACGTCGGTCATCTCCTGCGAGTTTGCACTCGCGCATCGCCGAACGCAAGACGCAATCTGCCGCTCAGCACGCCGATACGGCTGTGACCCTTGCGCCTCGCGTACTCCGTCGATAGCGCACGCATCGGTACGTCAGGCGGACCCGCGCTGCCGCTGCGTCGGAAACGCTGGACGATGTGCGAGAGCACACCCTCGCCGATCCCATCAAACGCAGGCGTGAGATCCGCACGATGGTGTCGAATCAGCGCAACGGCCGAGCGCTTGAATACCCGGATCGCAGCCGTGCGCATCTCGTTCGTAACCGCAAGGAAATCACGATCGCCGTCCTTCAGGTATTCGACGAGATCCGCGTTGGTCGGACCCTGTCCACCGCGCGCAGGTAACGTGATCTCGATGGCCCACGTTCCGCTTAGTTGCCGAGCGAAATCCTCCAACCGCTGCTGCATGCGGTTGACAACGCGGACCGTCATGCTCACGACACCCGCACCGCCGCGCGCTTCACCGCCCCGAGCAACGCGCCAGTCTTGATCCCGATCATCGTCGAGTAGCGTGACCGCGATTTCCACCGACGATACACGTCGTTGAGCGGTGCCAGGTCAACGTCCACGCCCTGCCGCTCGAACCGTTGCACGATCCACTCCCGCACCGCGTCGGCCGCGATGTCTCGCGCCTCCCTCTCGTTCCAGTCGGTCCCGAGCGCATCCTCGATCTTCTCTCGAACGTGCACCCGTAGCTCGCTAGTGTCTGCGAGAAAATCTCGCCCCTGTCCGGCAAGGATCGTCAGCAGTTCCTCGTTCGCTAGACCGGAGTAATGCCTACCAGGAACGCTGACCGCGAAGCGCATGCTCGTCGCGAACCGCTGCGCTTCCTGCGCAACGTCCGGCATCTCAGGTGCCGCACGCTCGCCAGCCTCCGGCACGGCTTGCCCGAGGATGCGCCGTAGAAAATCCGCCTCGCGGTGCTGCTGCGCAACGCCCGTCGCGAAGTCCACCTCGCGCACGAGCGCGTATCCGCGCAAATCCGCCACGCGGCTCGCTTCCATCGGATCGGTGTGCAATTCGCGCAATGGGCGTCGCGTCAGAATGCGCGTCAGCGGCGAGGCCAGCTCGCCAACCGCAGCCTCGCGCACACGCACCGCACCCAGCCTGAATCCTCCGATACCACCGCCAGCTCCTGCCGGTGTCGACGGCGGTGGCAGCCGACGATTCCCGCCGATGCCGGTTGTCGTGATCGTACCGTCAGCACGTAGCGACATCTCGACCAACCCACCGAACGTTTCCTCCGTCACACCGACTCGAACACGTGAGCGCGGCATGCCGATCCGTCGTCTCAGCGCACCGGCCAGCATACCCGCTACAGGCGGCGGCATCGGCTACTCCGTTACGGGCGGAACGGATGCGCCGTTCGTTGGTGACGCGGTGCGCTGCCTCTGCTCTGCAATCTGCGCCTGCCTCGCCGCATCGAACACCGCGGCATCCTGGCCCATCATCGCGCGAACCGGCTTGAGCCACTCGTCGATCTGATCGTCGCTCGCGTTCAGCGCTGCGTCGAACACCTGCCGCAACGCCGCGAGCTTCGGCTCGGCTCCGGTCTCAATCGGCAGACCCAACACGCTCAGCGCGTTGCGGATATCCTCGCCGATGTCCGGCAGCGTGAACCTCCGAGCGTACGTCACCACCGGATCGAACGGCCGCGACACAAGCCTCCCGATCAGCGAGAGCATCCGCACCTCGTAACGCTGCATGTTCCGCGCAAACCTCGACGCCCGCGAGTTGAAGTCGCGCGACCGAATCCTCAACGCCTCGCCGCTCTGAACCTGCGCGCTCTGATCCGCCGCAACCTCTAGCCCGGTCGTACGGAACGCCAGCGCCACGCGGAACACGCACGATTCGCGCAACTCGCGACTCGACTCGCTCGACGGCGCAATCCACTGCGGCGCGCCCGTCTCGCTGTTGTACGGAATCGCCGTGTTCATCCCGAGCGCGAGGCGCGTCTGCGAATCCATCTGCCCGCCGGTGCGGCCGAGCGGGATCGTGAGCTGCGGGAACCCGGCCTTGCGGTGAATCTCCGACTCCCACGAGAGTTTGTTGTACACCTCGCGCGCCAGGTCCGCAGCGTCGTCGATCAGCGAGATACCGAGCGGCCAACGCGAGTCAGACACACGACGGAAAAACGCAAACTCAACCGGAATTCTGCCACCGAGTTGAGACGGCAACGGCCCGCTCATCTGCCTTCCGTCTGGCGAGAACGCAGGCGTTACCGTCCCAGCTGTCCTCGCGCCGTACAACGTGGACGCGCTTCCGCCGATCGTCGCGTCAACGACGCTCCATCCTCCTGGTCCAGCAGCACTGTCCGCACGCCACACACGCACGCGGATCGTCTGCTGCGTCGGCGCAACAAGATCCTGCACGTACGGCGACTCGGCGTACGCAAACTCCGTCACCTGCCCGTGCTCGTCCGCGTCGATCCATGCCCACGACGTCGGAGGTACGATCACGACGAACGGCCGCACGCCCATCGCTGCCTCGGCCGCCGCGCTCGCCGCCGGATTCGCCGCCGGTGTGTCGACGACGGTCGCGACACAGCCGTACGTCGCAGCCCATCGCGCAATCTCTTCCGCGTGCTCGGCCCACGAACTCCCGCGCCCGTCAACGTCGTCGAGATACGCTGCGATCGGATCGACCTCACGCCGCACGCCGCCGGTCACACTCTCGGCGTATGCATCAACGATCGGCTGGCACACGTTCACGAACGACGCAAGCGCAAGTCGCGACAGAAAGTTCGCGTCGTTCTCAAGCGGGTGCGGAATCAGGTAGCTCGTGTACCGCTTGCGCTCGCGTAGGTCGACGACGCCCTCGGATTTCTCGTACGTCTCGTAGAGCGTCTGATCCGTAATGCTCGTGCGCGACGGGCTGCGGTAGCGCTCGCCGCCCCAATACGAATCGTGCAGGAACGCCCAGCGCGCACGCATGCGATCGTACGTCGCACCTCCATCGTAGCCGCTCATGCTCGCGAGCCTATCACTGATCGTGAGCCGGCGTCACCGCGCACGACCATCCACCGTCGTCAGCGCCATCACGGCGTATCGTAGCGCGTCCATCGCGTGATCCGGCGTGTTCTGGTTCGGCTCCTCGGTCGCCGCGCCCTTCACCTCGCGCCACACGTACCCCTCGACCTCGCGCACGGTATTCACGCATGCGTCGCTCACGACGAGACCCGGCGCACCGGCCCCGCGCTGTTGGAGCATCGCGATCGACACACGCCGGATGCCGTCCGCTACCGAGTTGTCCGCGTTCTCAACGACGGGTCTGCCGCCCAACGCCAGCCGCACCGCCGTGATGTTGTCCGGCTCGCTAGGGTCCGCAACGAATCGCTCCACCGGCGCGCACGACTTGCGCATCGCCTTCGCGATCCGCAACCAACCTACATCTGTCACGAGCAAATCACGGTGATACTCCTCGGCGAACACGACGAGCTGCCCGGTCCCAGTCGCACCGACGGCGAGCATCACACCCGGAGCAACACGTCCCCAGTCCACGCCGACCACGATGCACCTGAAGTTCCAGCGATTCCGTCCGGCATCGTACCAGCGCCGCCTCACCTCGTCCGCCGGCACGAGATGCCACGGCTGCCCGTTCCGCGTGCGCTGCCATTCATCGTACACGCGGCCGGCCAGCGCCTCGAACGCAGCCTCATACTCCTGCCGGAACACGCGCCCAGGCAACGTCCGCTTCGCCTCTGCGATGTCGCTCTGCGGAACGAATCCACCGTCCGCCGTCGTGTAGATCCACGATCTCCACTCGGCGTCATGCTGCGGCCCTGGCTGCCCGCGATCGAAGGCGTCTTTCAGATGATTGTGACCGCGCGGTTTTCCGCACAGCAATGCCCGCCCGTTGCGATCCGCAAGCGTCGGGCGAATGCTCTTCTCCCACGCCGCGAGCTTCATCTTCCCGAACTCGTCCAGCACCACAGCGACAAGCCCCACGCCCTCGAGATGCTCCGGGTCGTCCGACCCGCGCAGCGCAATCTTCCGCCCGCCAGGCAGCGTCACAGTCAACTCGCTCTCGTTCTTCGCCACACGCATCCCGCGCGTCAGCCCGACCAGAATGTCCCACGCAATCGCCTTCGCCTGCACGCGAAACGGCGCGACGTAGTACCCGAGCGCACCGTCCTCTCGCGCGCGAACCTCACGGATCAACCACAGCAACGCGAGCACAGTCTTTCCAAACCGACGCCCACTGACGAGCACAAGAAACCGCTCCCGCGCTCGCCAGATCGCAGCCTGCCGCGGCGTCAACCTCCACGTCTGCCGGCCCGGCTCGACACGCGGACCGACTACGGCCGGAGTCACGACCGCTCAACTCCGTCCGCCGGCAGCTCCACCACGAGCATCTCTCCAGCAGCGCCATCGTTCGTCGTCCCTCGCCGAATCGCTTCCGTCTCAGCACGGAGCTTGTCAATGCGGGCGCTGGATTCACGCGCGCGTGCTTCGCGTTCGACGAGCCACGAAGCCGCCTTCCAGTCTGTCACTACGGCATCGTCGATGACCTTGATCCAGCGCTCCTCCGCAGCAGCTCGAGCGGCGCGCATGGACGTCGCGAACTCGATGTACACATCGTCGCCGTCCGCGCCAGCATCGCCACGCTCAACCCATCGGTGCGCTGTCACGCGGTCGATCCGGTTAGCCTCGGCCGCAGCTTTGATCGTGTTGCCGTTCCTGACGCTCAACACGATCGCCTCCATGATCGCGGTGCGTTGCTCTGGTGAAGACGGTTTCACGATGTCATCGCCCGCGCGTGAGGTTGCTGCGGTGACGCATCGTGGAGCCTACCACGTGGCGGCGGCTGCTGGTGGCGATCGTTCCACGTGAAACTGTACGGTTGTGTGTTGAACTGTGACCTCCTCAGGCTCATACGACCGAGTTGCATGCTGTGCATGCAGTTGTATGCAGGCCATACATACAAACTTTGCCTAATGATTACTGACAGTTCTAAGTGTTGTATGCAAAATCACGTACCCTCGCCACCCATCCGCACACGCGGTGGATCGCGTGGTTTGCCAGACTCTCGTAGAGAGAGAGAGAGTAAATCTATTGTTTACGTGGAGGAGCCATATCTAGACCTGTTTTTGTTGGCGCGTGTGCGGTGCCGGCCGGGGTCTGCAATTTTGCATACAACACTTAGAACAATGCGGGATCGTTGAGAAAAGTTTGTGTGCAGCGGTTGCGGCAGCTTGCATACACAGCATACGAACTCTGACGCCTGGAAGACTTTCATCACGTGCTTGACATGGAGGTTGGACGTGTGTATCAGTCTGCTCTATGAACGAACCAGCCGAGTACGTCGTTGTGTCCACAACGGTGACGAGGGCGCAACGTCACAGGCTCGACGAGCTTGCGTTGGCGGCGAGCGCTCCAGGCGCGATGGTGTCGAAGGCGGGGATCGTCCGCTGGCTGATCGAGAGGTGGCTTGCGGACGGCGGAACGTTGCCGACGAGCGGGCCGAAGCCGCGGGCTGACCGTTCTGTGGGTGTCGAGCCGTGATCGAGTTGCGTGACTACCAGCGGGCGGCGAGCGACGCTGCCTGCGAGGCGCTGGCGCGTTCGTCGCGTCCGTTGCTGGCGATGCCGACGGGGACTGGGAAGACGATTGTGTTTGCGGACGTGTGCCGGCGGCGACGGGAGGCTGGGCGTTCGCTCGTGCTGGTGCCGCGGATCGAGTTGGCGAAGCAGGCGGTGGAGAAGATTCTGGCGACGACGGAGTTGACGTGCGGGATTGAGATGGGGGAGCGGCGAGTGGACAAGGGCTCGCTGCCTGACGTGACGGTGGCGAGCGTTCAGACGATGGCGAGGGAGCGGCGGAGGGAGGCGTTTGCGCGGGATGCGTTCGCGACGATTGTGGTGGACGAGTGCCATCATGCGTCCAGTCCATCGTATGGGTCGATTCTGGAATGGTTCGATGGGGTGCCGTGCGTTGGTGTGACGGCGACGCCGGATCGTGGAGACGGGATTGGGCTCGATGCGGTGTTCACGTCGATCGCGTTTTCGTACGAGTTGCCAGAGGCGATCCGAGACGGATGGCTTGCGCCGATTACGGCGAAGCTGGTGCATTTGCGGGACTTGGATCTCGCTGGCGTGCGGACGGTGGCTGGGGATTTCAACGAGCGGCAGCTGGCGGATGCGGTCGACCCGTTGCTGGATTCGATCGCGGCTGGCGTGCTGGAGTTGCGAGGCGAGCGGCCGACGGTTGTGTTTTGCGTGACTGTGGATCACGCGGATCGGATGGCGAGGTTGCTCAACGCGCGTGCCGGCAGAGAGGTAGCGCGGCACGTGAGTGGCGAGATGCGGATGGACGAGCGTGAGCGGAACCTGCTGGAATTCCAACGTGGATCGTTGCCGATTCTGACGAACGTGGCGGTGCTGACGGAGGGGTGGGATGCACCGCGGTGCGCGTGCATTGCGTTAGCGCGTCCGACGAAAAGCCGGGCGCTGTACACACAAATGGCTGGGCGGGGGACGAGGTTGTCTCCCGAGACTGGCAAGACGGACCTGCTGTTGTTGGATTTTGTGGGCAATGCGGGGAAGCACTCTCTGATCGGTCCGCTGGATCTCATGGGCATCGTGATCGAGTCGGGCGCGGGTGCGGAGATCGCGGCTGCGCTTGATGGTGCTGGGCTTGGATTGATCGACGGCGTGGAGGCTGCGAACGCACGCGCGCGCGATGCGGTGAAGGCGATGGCGAAGGCGCAGCGAACGACGCGGGAAGTTGACCCGATGGGCAAACGCGGTCGTGACGGTCGGGTGTGGAATCGGTCGGCTCCGGCGTGGGATGGGCCGGCGACGGAGAAGCAGCTTGTGCTGCTGGAGCGAGCCGGCATCGTGATTCCGAACCTGACGAAACGTGATGCGAGCGATCGGATCGACGTGGTGATGTCGCGGCGGGATGCTGGGCTCTGCACGTTTCGGCAGGCGAAGATTCTCTCGCAGTTCGGGTTGCCGACGGACGAGACGGCGTTCGTGCTGGCGGGCCAGTGGATCGACGCGATCAAGCGGAACGGATGGTCGCTACCGAATGGATTGGTCGTTGACACTGCGGCGTGATGCGCTGTAGCTGTGTGGTGTCGGCGTGCTGCCGACGGGAAGGGTGTTCGTTGTCCTCACTCGATGCACGTCCGTTTCTGCGCTCGCGGCTACCCTGGCGTGCGCGGACAGCACTCGGGCGTGCATCGAGTCGGGCCAACGACGTGCAGACATGACAGCGCGCAGAGAATCGGATGGGATGAACGACGAGGAAATTCTCTGCTCGGCGCTGATCGCGTCGCCTGGCGAATTTGCATCGATTGCACGACGGCTTCGCGCGGCGCATTTTGAGGATTCGTCGGTCGGCAGGCTGTACGAAGCGATCGGCATGGCGAGCGTTGGCGCGACAGAGAAGCTGACGGCGGATGCGATCGTGTCGAAGCTGGACGCTCGCTCATTGGCAGCGCTCGGCGGTGTGCGGTGGGTTGAGCGCGCGGTTGCGAACGCGGTGAACGGCTGGCCTGTGGAGACGGCGGCGAATGCGATCATCGCGCGGGCTGCGGAGCGGCGGGCGCTCGACTCGGCGTCGAAGGCGGTCGATGCGCTGAGCAAGGGGCAAGTGAAGCCCGCGCTGATCTACGCGGCGGACGTTGCGAAGCAGCTTGAGGGTGACGATCCGTGGAGCGAACCGACGCCGTTGGATCAGCGTCCTGTGCCGGAATTCCCGCTCCGATTGCTACCGCCCGTCGTGCGGATGTTCGTCGAGGAGTTGTCGACTGCGACGCAGGCGCCGACTGATCTTGCGGCGTTCTCTGCGCTCGGCACGCTGAGTGCGGCGATGCGCGGGAGGTTCCGCGTGCGGTGCGGCTCGGCACACATCGAGGGGCTGAACCTGTACCTCGTGGCGGCGCTGAACAGCGGCGAGAGGAAGTCTCCAGTGTTCGGCCGAGCGATACGGTCGTTGTGGCAGACGCAGGAGGAGATGAACGCGAGCGTCGCCAAGCAGATCGAGGAGTATCAGACGCGCCGCGAGTCGATCGCTGCGAGGTTGAAGTCGTCGCGGTCTGCGTTGACGAAGGCGAAGGATGATGTGCGAGAAGCGGCAGCCGAAGAGGTCGCGCGGATCGAATCGGAGGCAGCGACTCTCGGTCCAGTGCCTCGCACACACCAACTCGTCGTTGACGATGCGACGCCGGAGGCACTGGAGATCGTGTTGCGCGATAATCGCGAGCGGGCGGCCGTGCTCGCAGCGGAGGGCGGCGACCTGTTCGCGATGATGGCAGGCGGGTACACGAAGCTCGTGAAGCTGAAAGTCTACCTGTCTGGCTACTCGTGGGAGACGATGGTCACGACGCGAGTAGAGCGTGCTGGGTTCATGCTGCGGCATCCGTGCATGACGGTCTGCACGACGACTCAGCCGCAGACGCTCGCGGTGCTCTCGCAGAAGACCGAGCTTCGGGACCGCGGAATTCCAGCGCGGTTTTTCTACGCGATCCCGCGTAGCGCGATTGGCAAGCGTGACGTTGATCCGCCAGGAATGTCTCGTGTCGCACGTGACGCATGGGACTCGCTCGTGCGCCGGATGGTGCTGTGGCCCGATCCTGTCGACGAGCGCGGCATGCGCGCACCGATGGACTTGGAGCTTTCGGAGGGTGCGCGCGAGGCGCTGATCGAGTTCAAGCGCGACGTGGAGCCGAGGCTGGCGGACCCGAACGATCTCGGCGGCATGTTCGGCTGGGAGCACAAACTCGTCGGCAACACGATGCGGCTGTGCGGCATTCTGCATCTCGCGTGGGCACACGAAAAACATGAACCTTGGCGCATACAGATCGACGCGGAAGAGGTTGAGGCGGCGCGAGAGTTCGCGATGCGCTACGCGGTGCCGCATGCGAGGGTCGCATTCGATGTGATGCAGGATTCTCCATCGCATGAGTCCGCGCGCCGGCTGCTGGCGAAGCTCGCGGAGAAGCGCTTCGCGCGCATCGACAAGCGCACCGTGCACAAGCTGATCGCGTCTCGCAACGCCTACGCGAGGGACGTTGACCCGACGATCGCGCTACTGGAAGCGCATGGGTTCATTCGGCCGACGCGTGACCTGACTGAGCCGTTGCCCCCGACGCTGACGAGACGACGACCGCAGGCGGAGCGCTGGCTTGTCAACCCGGTGTGGTTGGCGATGGCGCGGAATGCGTCGTGACCATTCGTCTGCTCGGGCCAATGACGGCGCACGACCTTGTCACGGGCCAGACGTTCGTGACGCTGCCGCTGCGGCTCGTGAGCGAGGCGAACGTTCGCGAGCACTGGCGACCGAGGGCGAAACGCGCGGCGACGCAGCGGTCGATTGCGCGCATGCTCGTCGGGCAGGCGATCGGCGGACGGAACTTGCCGGCGATCGTCACACTCACGCGTATCGCTCCGCGTGAACTCGACGGCGACAATCTCCAGCGCGCGTGCAAGGCCGTGCGCGACGGCGTCGCCGATGCGCTCGGTTGCGACGACCGCGATCCGCGAATCAACTGGCAGTACGCTCAGGAGCGCGCTGGCGTGAACGAGTACGGTGTGCGTATCACGCTGGAATTCCAGCGCGCTAGTGACTCTGCGCAATGACGGCTCGCATCGCGGCGTCGCACTCGGCGGCAGCGATCTTTCGCTCCACGAGTTCGGCTACGCGGAGCCACCCATCGCGGCAATCAGCAGCGAGTGATCTCCACATACCGACCACATCGGTTTGTTTCCAGTAGGCGCACATGATCTCGGCTGCAAGCCGTTCGCGTGGCGTCACCTGATCGGCTCCCGTGCTCTCGTGTCGGTCGCAACGATCGGCTCCGGCGGCTCCGTGAGGATCGTCTCCGCCGCGCGCAGACAATCGTCGGCTTCGCGCAGCGCGGCTCGGTAGCGTGGGCCACGAGCGTCGGCCGGAGAGGTCAGGCGGGCGTGACGGATCGCGCGGCGGATGGATTCGAGCGGCGTCATGCCGCGACTCCGAGAGCACGGAGACGCACACCGACACGGCGGATGGCGGCACGCTCGAGCTGCCCAACGCGCGTGCGGTCGACGCCCAGGATCTCCGCTACCTCGCTGGTGGACATCCCGCCGCGCTCGGCCAGGCGCAGCACGCAGGACTCCAGCGCGGAGCCGGTATGCTGGCGGCAGTCGACGTGCGGGCAGACGCGCGCGGCTGTACCGAGTCCGAGCGCGACGCACTCGCCGTACGTGCGCGGGCGGTCGAGCGGTGTCATTCGCGTGCCTCGGTGGCGCACTCGGCGCACGGATGTTGCGGCACCGCGGCAACGATGTGCGTATCGTCGCACGCCTCGCAGTGCTCGCGTGCCTCGGTGGCGCACGGGTTGGCTGGTGTGGTCATTCGTCGGACTCCTCTGCCGGACCGATCCACTCGTTCAGCGCTGGAATTCCAGCGTGCGCGAGGATCGAGGAGAGCGCGTCGTCGATCTCACGCACGTGCTGCGCGACGGCCGCGCGCACTGGACTGTAGCGCGGCTGGCCGGCGACGATGTCCTCGGCCCAGCCGTGGATTTGCCGACGAACATCGCGAGCGTACTCGCGTGCGCGTTCGCGGGCAGCGGGGGTCATCGCGCCGGCTCCGGGTCGATCCGCACGGAGACCTGCCCCCATGTCGCGGGCTCCACGCCGAGCACGTCACGGATGCGGGCCGCTGTGACGGCGTTCGGGCGGCGGTATCCCTGTTCGTACTGCCCGAGCGTCTGCGCTTCGATTTGGCAGCGGTAGGCCGTCTGCGTGAGCGTCAGGCCAGCGGACACGCGGGCTTGCCGGAGGCAGTGGCCGGCTTCTCGGTATGGTCGTTTGGTTGCCATGCGCCGGAACATAGCGCACGAAAAAGTACAGCGCAAGTACGATTAGCACTTGCGCACGCGAATGGCGCGTGCCATATTCTCTCCTGCGCTCGCACTGCGCGGGTGCAACGGAGGAAACGATGGGCAAGCAGGTAACAGATGATCCGGTCATCACGGATGGCGAGGGCGACGCGGCGCTCGATGCGTTGCGCGCGGAACTCGCGCGCATTGCGGTCGAGCGATCGAAGCTCGACGACGAGTATGCGCGGCTCAGACTGCGCGAGAACCGCGTCAACCGCTCGATACGGTCACTGACTGGCGCGAGCGAGCGAGGCGCGTCGTGAGTGCGGAGATTGAACGCCGAGGCATCGGCAGTGCCGGCGCGCTGGAGCCGACGAGCTTCGCCGAGATCACACAGCTTGCCGCATATGTGGCGAAGAGCGGGTTGTTCGCGGTGAAAACCGCGGAGGCGGCGGCGGTCGTGATGCTCACGGGTGCATCGCTCGGCATCTCGCCTGTCGCGGCACTTCGTGGCGTGCACGTGATTCAGGGTCGCGCCGCGCTCGATGCGACGCTGATCGCTGGGCTTGCGCAGCGACACCCGGACTGTGAGTTCTGGACAGTGCGCGAGTGCAGCAACGAGCGCTGCACGATCGAGACTCGCCGACGCGGTAGCGATCCAGTGACGCGCACGTGGACGCTTGACGACGCGAAGCGCGCTGGACTCGCGGGCAAGGACAACTGGAAAAACTACCCCGCGGCGATGCTGCGAGCGCGCTGCACAGCAGAGCTCGCGCGCATGGTTTATCCCGACGCGCTGTTCGGCGTGTACGACCCGGACGAACTGGCCGACTCACGGCCAGAGAAGCCGCGCACGATCGCAGCGGCGGTTGCTCGCAGTGAGCCGGCTGCTGCGCCTGCCGTCGATGCGGAGTTCATCGTGCATCAATCGCCAGTCGCGTCATGGCTCACCGCGATCACGGATGCGGTCAACGTCGCCGCGCTGACAGGAATCGGCAGAAGTCTGCGCGACGAGCCAGCGACGATCCGTTCGGCCGTGCGTGCGGCATACGAAGCGCGGCTCGCGGAACTGCGAGGACCGACCAACGACGGGAACGACTCGAAGCGCGCGCGCAAGCCAGCGCCTGAGTCCGCGCCTGCAGACGAGCCGGAGAACGTGAACGCCGATCCTGCGCCCGCCCAGCGAGTGCGCGGCGAGTCTGTGGCGCTGATGCAGTGGCGCGAGCACATCGCCGGCAAGAGCGCGCCGCAAGCGGTGGCGAACTCGTGGGCGGCGCATCGCGCGGAGTTCGGCGGCGATACTGACGCGGCGCACGCAATCACATGCACGAGGCTCGCTGCGTTCACGAGCGTGAGCGATCCGGTCGTGATGCTGGCCGAAGCGTGCATGCGGCACGACGCGAAAGCGAGGGTGGCGTGAGATTCGATGGCGTGGCCGGGCGCGGTCGGGCAGGGCTGGGCAAGGCACGGCGGGGCTGGGCCCTTCGGGGCATGACGTGAAAGTGAGGGCAGCATGAATCGCATCGATATCAGGAACGGGGCAACGATCACAGTCGAGAAAATCACGCCAGCATTGGCCGACAAATACCTCGGCATGATGCGCAGCAACCGAGGGCTGTCAAAGCACCTCGTCGCGTCATTCGCCAGCGATATGGCTGCACGCCGATGGTCTCTCGCCGGAGAACCCATTGGCTTCTCCCCAGATGGGGAACTCCTGAACGGACAGCATCGGCTCCGTGCGATCGTGCAATCGCAGGTGAGCGTGGAGATGTTCGTGATGCGGCATGCGCCGCAGGATACGCCGTTCGACAGAGGTCGATCGCGAACGCTTGGTGACGTCCTTCGCATCCGCGGAATGCAGAACGGCAACGCAGTGGCAGCGTGGATCACTGTACATTTCATACTGCGAACAGGAGACATTGGCCATCGCGTGACAGAGCATGAGTGTGATTGGTGGCTATCCACTAGAGGAGAAGCGCTTGAGTTCGGGCATCGCATCATCTCGCCGCTGAAATATACAGGCCTTGGAATAGCACCGACAGTGGGGGCGATCCTGTTCGCGCACCCATCATCTCCAGAGCGTATAGATGAACTTGCCCAACAATTCGCAACTGGCGCTGGACTTGAGAAAAGGTCTCCTCTGTTGACGTGTCGCAACTACCTACTAGCCAGACGCGGGAACGGTGCACGAATCGTCACAATTGCCAATGACAACAGGATGACGATCGCAAAAAAAGTGCTGCGTGCGTTTCAACTAGCAGTGGAGAATAAATCGCTGGCGAAGGTTCATCTTACGCATGAGGGACTGGCGTTTTTCGAAAAGTGGCACGTGATGAATGAGATGAAAAAACAATGAATCTCCCCACAGCATCCTCCCTCCCTCGCGTGGTCGCGTGCCCGGCGTCCCACGTGCTCCCGCACGCTCCGAGCGAGGATTCGCCTGCCGCGGCAGCGGGTCGCGAGCGGCACGCGCGCATCGCCGACGTGCTGGCGGGTCGCGCGGCTCGCGAGTCGATCCCGTGGGACGTGAGGGAGATTCTCGGGATCACCGATGGCGACGCCGTTGCGGTCGAGCGCGCGTACCGGCTGCGGCTCGACGACGGCTCGGTCACGGTGCTGGGCGACGAGCTAGGTCGCGCGTACCCCAAGCGCGAGCCAGGCGCGATCGACGGGACGGCGGACGTCGTAGTCCGCCACGCGACCGGTCGCACGGCGCTCGTGGATTGGAAGGGCCGTTCGGGCGCGCAGCCCGTGCGGGAGAACTGGCAACTCCGCACGCTCGCTGCGATGGCTCGCGCGAACGTGGTGGCGATCGTGGCGCTCGACGGCGAGGAGTTCCAGATCGACGCCGCGGCGTTCACCGTCGCGGATCACGAGAAGACGCTGGACGTGCTGCGCCTGACCGCGCGGATAATCGGCGCGCACCGCGACCGCATCACACTCGGACCGCTCGGTGTAGAGCACGTCCACCCCGGCGATCACTGCCGGTACTGCCCGGCGCGCCCGCACTGCCCGGCGTACGGAGAGGAGGCGCGGTCACTCGCGACCATCGCCGACGCGCAGCCCGCGACGCTGGACAGACTGCGCGCGGAGATCGCCGCCGCACCTGGCGACTGGTACGTCCGTGCTGGCCGGATGCGCGAAATCACCGACGCCGTGTGGAGCATGCTCGACTCGCACGCGCGCACAGTGGAGCCGATCACTCTGCCAGACGGCCGCACTGCTCGGCGCGTAGACGAGGAGCGCCGGTCGATCGACGGCTGCCGCGCGCTGCCGGTGCTGCATGACGCAGGACTCGACGCAGCGATCACGCAGGAGACATCGTTCGCGGCGATCACGCGCGCGTGGAAAGCCGCGCATCCCACAGCGAACCGCGGCGAGCATGCGCACGCGCTCGCTGCGATCGAGGAATCGCTCGCCAGCGTCGGTGCGATCAAGACAGGCACGCGCCCGGCGTGGAGGGTGAAGTGACGCCGCTGAACGGATCGAAGCTCGTGCGTTCCGTCGAGATCGAGACTGGCGTTGCGTGGTCAACGCGCGGGAGGAACGGACGTGAGTGACGCATACCGTGAGTTCGTTGCGCGCAAGTCACAACTCGACTCCGACGGCGGTTTCGCGCCGGTGTTCATGCCGAGATTCCTGTTCGACTTTCAGGCCGCGCTCGTCGAGTGGGCAGTGCGCAAAGGGCGCGCGGCACTTTTCGCTGATTGTGGGTTAGGCAAAACACCGATGGCGCTGACGTGGGCGCAGAATGTCGTGCAGCACACGAACGGTCGTGTGCTGATCCTCACCCCGCTCGCGGTCGGCGCGCAGTTCGTGACCGAGGCGGAGAAGTTCGGCATCGAGGTTCACCGCACAACGGACGTTGGCGGGCCTGGGATCTACATTGCAAACTACCAGCGGCTGCATCGTTTCAACGCGAGCGACTTCGCGGGCGTGGTGTGTGACGAGTCGAGTATCCTCAAAAACTTTGACGGTTCTACGCGCGCAGCAATCACCGAGTTCATGCGCGAAAGGCCCTATCGTCTGCTCACGACGGCGACGGCCACTCCGAATGACGTGACGGAACTCGGGACATCGAGCGAGGCGCTCGGGCAGCTTGGGCATATGGACATGCTCAATCGGTTTTTCAAGAACGATCAGAACACCTCCGACGTCGGACGGAAGTGGACAAACCACGGCGGCGGCGGCCCACAGTGGCGCTTCAAGGGCCACGCCGAGCAACCGTTCTGGCGCTGGGTTTGTTCGTGGGCTAGGTCGCTACGCAAGCCGAGCGACCTCGGATTCAGCGATGAGCGTTTCGTTCTGCCGCCGTTGAACGAACGCGAGCACATTGTCGGCGCGACGAAGCCGCGCGATGGCATGCTGTTCGCGCTACCGGCACAAGGACTCACGGAACAACGTCAGGAGCGTAGACACACGGTTGCTGAGCGTTGCGCGAAGGCAGCGTCGCTCGTTGTCGGCACGCGGCAACCCGCGATCATGTGGGCGCATACGAACGCCGAAGGCGATCTCATGGAGTCGCTCGTGCCTGACTCGGTGCAGGTCAGCGGCGCAGATAGTGACGACGAGAAGGAAGAGAAGTTCGCCACATTCATCGCTGGAGAGAAGCGCGTGCTCGTCATCAAACCTGCTATCGGATGCTTCGGACTGAACCTACAGAACTGCGCACACATGACGGTATTCGCAGGATACAGCTTCGAGCAATACTACCAGGGCGTGCGGCGCTGCTGGCGCTTCGGGCAGACGCGCTCAGTGACGGTCGATCATGTTGTCTCAGACGGAGAGGGCGAGGTGTTGGCAGCGCGACGACGCAAGGCGCTCAACGCTGACAGACTCTTCGAGTCCATCGTCGAGCACATGAGAACAGAACTGCAACTCGGGCGTGGCACGTACGGCGACAAACCAGAGGAGCTACCGCAATGGCTGTGTTCGATCAGCGCGTGACGGATCGATGGGCAGTGTACAATGGAGACTCGTGCGAAGTGCTGCCGATCTTACCGGCCGGCAGCGTGCACCTGTCCGTGTATTCTCCGCCGTTCGCCGGACTGTACCACTACAGTTCGAGTCCGCGCGACCTGTCGAATGCGCGCAACCGCGACGAATTCTTCCGGCACTATGAGTTCATCGTCGCGGAACTTCATCGACTGACAGTGCCGGGGCGCGTCTCGTGCGTGCACTGCGCTGACATCCCGAGCGGTAACACCGGATGCGACACGCTCTATGATTTGCCTGGCGACATCATCCGCCTGCACGAACGTCTCGGCTTCAACTTCGTTGCGCGGTACGCAATATGGAAAGAGCCGTTGACCGTGCGCAATCGCACGCTTACGAAATCGCTTGCGCACAAGTCGATCGTCGATGATTCGTCTCGGTGCTCGAACGCGAGTGCGGATTATCTGCTCGTGTTCCGGCGATCCGGCACGAACACAATTCCGATCGTGCATCCCACTGGATTGCAGGAGTACATCGGCGACCGCAAGATGCCGGCCGCACTGTTGAGTTTCCGAAACTGCAAAGGCAAGCAGACGGAGAACCGTTACTCGCATTGGATATGGCGACAGTACGCGAGTGCATTCTGGGATGACGTGCGGCTCGACCGCGTGCTGCCGTACCGAGAGGCAAAGGACCAGGAAGACGAGAAGCACGTTCACCCATTGCAACTCGATGTGATCGAACGCGCGCTCGTGCTGTGGAGCAATCCGGGCGAAACGGTGTTGACTCCGTTCATGGGCGTCGGGAGCGAGGTCTACGGCGCGGTGCGGAACGGTCGCCGCGCAATCGGGATTGAGCTCAAGCCGAGCTACTACCGGCAAGCGATCCGCAATCTCGACTACGCTGCGGACGAGGCGCTCGCGAGTGAGAAACAAACTGCGTTCGCGTTCGAGTCGGACTCGATGGACGACGAAGCTCCAGTCGCCACGGAGACGGCATGACCACCTGCCCTCACTGCGCCACGGAGTTCGTCCCGCGCGACGGCAAGCAGGTCACGTGTGGTGCGGACCGCTGCCGGTGGCGCAGAGCATGGGAGCTGATCAAGCGCCGGCCCGATGTCGTCGCTCGCAATCGAGCGCGCTGCCAGCGATGGGCCGCGACGCATCGGAACGTGCACACTCCGCAGCCGTGGCTCGTGGGTCCGCCGCCGTTCGCGCCGTACCTGCCAGGCGGGGCGTGCGAGATTACGATTTCCCCGGTGCCGCGCTGGCCCATCGAGCTACGCAACGCTCGTGCGCTGCACGGCGTACTGACTGCGCTGACGAAGCGCCGGCACGGCCAGCACCCGGCGTGGTCGCTGATCCCGTGGCAGTCCGGGTGGGCGGTCTACTGGTACGGCGACGACGATGCGCGGCGGTTCGCCGGCACGAGACACGCGATCAATCTGTTCCATGCGGATCGTGAGATTAGGTTCTCGCACCTCGCGCGGTTCCGCGCGCCCGTCGTGACGCGCCGCGGACGCACGCGACTCCGCGTCGATACGATCACGCCAGCAACGCTGTCGCGGCATGGGCACAAGACGGCGCTGTTGCCGCTCACGAGCGAGGCGATTGAGAAGAGCTTGCGCGCGCTTGGCGAACGGTTCGGGATCGATTCGCCGGTCAAGGCCGATCCCGTGCGGCACGAACTCCGTCGCGCACTCGTGAGCGTCGGCGGGCACTGGCAGCGCGGCACGGCTAAGCCAGGACTCGTGGTCGCGTGGGAGGGATGGTTCGAGGCGGACTGCAACGCCCCGGCCGCGTGGCTGATGCGCGTGGCGGAGCGCGTGGGATTCGGGGGAACGACAGCGATCGGGTTTGGTCGCGTGCGCGTGAGCGAGGTAGATCGTGCGTAGCGCATCGCAACTCCTGCACGCTGCGCTTGGCGCGCCGCGCTTCGCCGGATGCGACGACCATACCGACGCATGCTGGGTATGTGGTGGACTCGCCGACCGCACGATGCCGCGCGCCGACTGGATGGGCGCACAGTTCGTCGGGCAGAACCGCGCGCGCGCATGGTCATCGCCGCGCGTGTGCGAGCCGTGCGCGTGCGTGACGGCGTGGACGACGCCGGCAACCATGCCCGTGCCGGGACGCGCGTCGAAGCCCGGCGCGAAACGCGACCTCATGTGGCGGTTGTTCAGCGTGCTTTACGACGATGGTCACGTGACCGTCGCGAACAAGGGCGACAAACCGGCTATCCGCGCGTGGCTCCGCGCGCCGAAGCGGGGGCCGTGGTTCGCCGCCATCGCGGACAGCGGGCAGAAGCACGTGGTGCCATGGGCTCCGGTCAACGGCGCGCGTGGCACATCGCGCGTGCTGTTCGAGGAGATGGAAGTCACGCTCGGCGACTGGCGACTCGGCGACGACATGACCGCGCTACTCACCGCCGGCCCGAGTAAGGACGAGATCGCAGCGGGCGAGTACCGCCCGCAGAACTGGCAACGATGCCAGAGCGCCATCGAATCGTTCGAGACATCGTGGTCGAGCACGCGCGCATCGCCATGGTGGCTGCTCGCGCTGTGGCTCTCGCAACGAGACGAGGCGGCGGTGTCCGCCAGAATGGAGATAGAGAATGCTGAACGAAGAGCAAAGGCGAAGACTCGAAGCACTCGCAGTGCCGGTGATTCTGGCGCTGCGGGCCGAGTACCTCGGAAGCGGAAGTCCGAACGTGCTGAAGCACTGGGACATCCTGCACGACAGGATGCGCCTGTCCGCGAGACAAACGGCGAACGCGGAGGAGTGGATCACGCTGTTGCGACGCCGGTTGTGCCTGAGCGCGCCGACGGTCCGCAGCTCGACCTGTTCTGACGCGCTCGTGAGTGAGGCGCGAGATATCGATGCGGGCGCGACGTTTTGCGCGCTCGTTGAATCACGGTGCGCGTTGCTGATTGCGCGCGCCAGAGTGCAGGCGGATACACAACGAGCGGCCGACGCCGCCGCAGCAACGAGGGAAACAGAATGACAACGACGACCACGGATACGCACACAGATACGCAGACCGATGGACCGCGCCAGGCGCGCGGCGCTACGCACGCACGCTACGAGATGATCTTGGAAGCTGTCGAGCCGATCGCTCACGCGGAAGGCACGATCGGCAATGCGTCGATCTGCATGCAGCGGAAGATTCGCCAGCCTGACGGTACGATCATCCGCGTTCCGATTGTGACGGCCGATGCGATGCGCCATCAGATCCGCGAAGCCGGAGCGTACGCATTGCTAGACGCCGCGGGGCTACTAGATGGCGCAGGACCGCAGCTCACGGAGGCAGCGCTGCGCCTGTTGTTCAACGGCGGCATGCTCACGGGGCGCGGTGATGCGAGCGCCGTAAAGCTCACGGAGTTCCGTCGGATGATCGAGACGCTGCCGACGCTCGCGTTGCTCGGCGGCTGTGCGAACAATCACCTCGTGCAGGGGCAGCTCATCATCGGCGATGCGATGCTTCTCTGTATCGAGACGCAGCACTTCGCGTCGCCGTGGGCAATCGAGTGGCTCACCGCGTGCGACACGCGACTCGTGTCGCATCGCGAGCACATCGACGAGGAGCAGCGTGTGCGTTTCGATCCGACGCGGAACAAGCACACTGCGCGATTGCTCGATGCCGGCGCGCGAGATCACGTGGCGCGCGAACTGGACGCGAGTGAAGCGGCGCACGACGACGACAACGCCGTGGCGCGCGAACGCACGAAGTCGACGATGATGCCACGGACAGCGGAGGTGCTGGCTCCTGGATCGCTGTTTTTCTGGAGCGTCGAGGTCATCGCGTACACGGAGCTTGAGCTTGACACTTTTCACACGGCGCTTACGTCGTTCATGGCGAGGATGCGCGTGGGCGGCAAGCAAGGGACCGGACACGGTTTGCTGCGCGCGGTCGTGGGGAATCGTGTCGCGTTGGCAAGACCGAGCGAACGCGCCGAGACGATGGACATGACCGCGCTCGCCCCGCGCATCGGGGAGTTGTTCCGCGCGCATGCGAAGGAGCACTCGGCTGCGATCCGCGCCGCGCTCTCTACGGTGGATGCGTGAGTCCGCTGCACGTGCGTGCGCTCGTGCCGCAACAGATCGTGCTGCGCGGCAACGGCACGCTCGCGCTCGACGCCCTGCTCATGGCAGCGGTGTGCAAGCGCGATCGGATTCCTCCGATCACGGTGGCGCGCGCGGAGGGTTATGCGCCCGCTCCCGAAATTCCGATTGCGCGCAGCGAGCACGACCCGCGCATTCACCTCGCGACGCACGCACGACCGAAGCTCGTCGAGCACGAGTTGCGATTCAAGAACCGGCGCTTCCCAGTGCGCGAGGCGCTGCGGCTGTCCGCGATGTCTCGTGTCGATCAGAGCGCAGGCCCGCAGAAGTCGTATCGGATTCCGTACTCGGCCGGCTTTGTGGACTGCGGAGCGATCGATTGGTGGTGCGTGGGCGATGCGGACGGCGTGCGCGACCTGCTATCGTGGATCACGGGACTCGGCTCGCACGTCGCCGTCGGGTACGGCCGCGTTGACGAGTGGACCATCGAGTCGTGCGAGTCGTGGGATGGATTTCCGCTCGTGCGCGACGGAGTACCGCAGCGCGCGTTGCCGCTCGATTGGCCCGGCGTAACGGAATCTGTGGTGGGATTCGCTGTGCTCGAACCGCCGTATTGGGAGCGTGCGCGCGAAGAACCGGCGATGGTGGCGGTATGAGTAGCTTCGGCGCGATTGCGGCGATGCCGGCTGATCGCGAGGTCTACGAGCTGCACGCGCGTACGAGTGCGTTCGTGCGGCGAGTCGCGGTCGCTCGATCATTCGCGCGCGAGGCGTTCACGCATGGCGGCTGCGTGATCTCGTCGTCGTGGGGAAAGGACTCGACTGCACTCTGCGATCTCGTGCTCGACACGGTAGGGCACGTGCCGATCCTGCACCTGGCGAGCGTGTATCGACTGCCGGGATGGGAGCGCGTGCATGAGCACTTCGCTGCGCGCACAGACGTGCATGTGATCGACCCGAAGCGCACGCTTGCTGAGACAATCGCGTGGCTGCGCGACGTTGGACTCGGGTTCGAGCGCACGCGCTCGCAGAGCAAGATTTCGCACCGTGCGAAGTCCGACTCGGGAGCGCACTGGTGCGCCGAGCGCGGCGTGCGCGTGCAGTTCCTCGGCATGCGGATCGACGAGGGCGGCCCACGCGCTCGCGTGCTGCGTTCGCGCGGCGCAGTGTATGCGCGCGCAGACGGATCGGTGATCGCGTGTCCGCTCGCCAGGTGGACCTCGCGCGATGTGTGGGCGTGGATCGTGTCCCGCGGCCTACCGTACCACCCGCTGTACGACTGCGAGACACACGGGCAGACTCGCGAGACGCTGCGAAACACCGGATGGCTCACGACGATCGACGTGCCCGACGGCCGCCTGGTGTGGTTGCGGTCGCACTACCCGGAGCAGTGGCGGCGGATCACAGCGGAGTTCCCTAGGCTGGGGCAGGTGTCGTGATGGCCCGCTGCGTGCACGGAGGCGGAGCATGAGCACCCTAGCGGGCCTGTGGACAGAGCATGAGGCTGCGGAGC